GGGGCGGCAAGGGTCCTTCACGCAAATTATCTATACGGCAAAGATGGTCGGTCGCTACCGGATTGTTTCGGTAGACGATGGGTCCAGCCATTGCGTGTCGGTCCCGGCGCATAGCTTCGATATGAGCGACAAGAGCATCAACAAAGCCTTGTCCGCTGCCTATAAATATATGTGCGTTCAGGTGTTCAGCATTCCCCTCGAAGGGATGGAAGACCAGGACGCAGACCACATCGAGCCCTCCCCCCAGCTCGAAGCTGCTCCCGATGACGTTGACAAGTTGCGCGACGCCATCCGGGGCAGCGCCTCTCTCGACGATCTGCAAAAGGCATTCGCCACCGCCTATCGCTATGCAGGGAATCGGAAGAAGGCTGAGCTCCAGGAGGAGTTTAAGAGCCTGTACGACACACGAAAGGCAGCCTTTGAAGAGGCAGCGTAATGGTTGCTGTACAGCAGGGCTCCGAAGCGTGGCATCAGCTACGGGACGGGAAGGTTACCGGCTCTAGGGTCGGCGCCATTCTCGGGCACAACCCGTACCAAAAGCCCGACGCCGTGATGCGCGAAATGGTTCGAGCACACTTCGGTGCAGAGCGGGAGTTTGTGGGCAACGAAGCCACGGCGCACGGGCACATCAAAGAGCCTGAGGCTCGGTCCTTTTACGAGGTACTGACCGGCACCCAGGTCGATGAAACCGACATGATTCAGCACCCCGAGCACGATTGGATCGGGGTGTCTCCTGACGGTCTGGTCGGCATCGACGGGGGATTAGAGATCAAGTGTCCGTATTGGGCTAAGCGCCCATACACCATGGCGCAGAAGCAGTATTACTACGATCAGGTGCAGCTGTTTATCTGGACCGCTGGCATCGAGTGGTGCGACTTCCTCTGCTACTTCTCGCCGGACAAGTACCACCTCGAGCGCGTCACCCTGAGCCAAGACTGGATCAAGGAAAGCCTCCCTGTCCTGGAAGCATTCATCCAGGAGTACCAGGCGGTGATCAAGTCCAGGAAGCGCGCAGAAAAGTATCTCCGGGACGACACCAGCAACGCGGAGCAGGTGCAGGACAGCAGGCTCACGCGCCTGGCGGAGCTGATCCTCGAAGCGCAGGTGCTCGAAGAGAAGCTAGCCCCCATGACGAAAGAGATCCGCGAGCTCCGCTCGGCGGTCGGAAAAGATCACGGCACTTGCACCAACGGAGTGGTGCTTGTGAAGGCGGTCCAAAAGCAAGGCGCTGTTGATTGGCAGCGAGTTGCCGAAGCCGCAATGAGCGTCCCCGGTGCCAGGGATGTTGTCGGGGACCTCAATAACTGGCGGAAGGAAGGCACTACCGCATACAGCACTGCCCTACTCAAAGGAGATGTCGAATGAGTGGCGTCAATAAAGCCATCGTGATCGGAAACCTTGGGGCTGACCCCGTGGTCCGGCACACCCAGCAAGGCAAAGCCATCGCAAACCTTCGCGTTGCAACGTCCGAGTCCTGGAAAGGTCAGGACGGCTCGAAGCAGGAGAACACTACCTGGCACACGGTGGTCTGCTTCGGTCGCACCGCTGAGATCGCAGGACAGTACCTTAGCAAGGGCTCCAAGGTATTCGTCGAGGGACGGATGCAGCACGGGACCTACACCGACAAGGAAGGGAACGAGCGCGCTAGCTTCGAGATCGTCGCTCAGAACCTTCAGTTCCTGGACGCCAAGGGTGGCGGCGGCGGCAGCGCCCCTGCTCCCAAGCAGGACAACGGCGGTGACTTCAACGACGACATCCCCTTTTAACTATGGCTCTAGTTCTGACCAGAGGAAGGAATCGAGCTCTCTACCTAGGTGAAGAGCTTGACCCGAGGAACATGGAGGAGACCTTTGATCACAAGGTCACCGTCCTGGATCTGAGTGAGCCCGACCCGGGCTCTCCCCTATGGGTCAGGCTCGCCATCTCTACGCGCATCGGAGAGGACCTCATTTCGCACGAGGTCGATCTCGATGCCGAAAAGCTTTGGGTGGATCTGTCGTCAGACAAAGGCACCCCTACAAGAATGAGCCTTGTGAAGGTCGAGAACATGCTTGGGAAAAACCAGGAGCTCGCAGTGTGCGCGCGCCTTGCCTTCGAGGCTCCCAGGTCGGTGCGGATCATCCGCGACAACGCAGTCAAATGGGACTAAGGATATGGACAAGATCTTTGTTGGTAACGCCTTGGTAGATCTAGGTTCGGTGGACGAGCCAATCAAGGAAATGATCGTCACCATCCGGGAGATGGATAAAGAGCTGGCGCGAGAGTTTGATCGCATTACCCTGCTCCGGAAATCTAGGAACCTTTTGTTTAGCCAGCTCGAGCAGCAGATCCCCAAGCGCCGTGGTCGTCCGCCTCGAGTCGATGCGAAATTCCCCCGGCTAGGCAAGACTCTTTCGATATAAGACGGAATCCCTTATGCCAAAACGGTATCAAAACGTTCTGGCTGCACGAATCAGTTTCGTTTAGGTTTAATACATTGCAGAACAGAAGTGGCGTGAAGCGAATGGATCAACTAGCCTTATCAGCGCATGGCGTTAAGTCCTCTCGAGGAGAGGATAAAACTATGCAGAAAACGTTGGGAAGGGCTGTTGATCGTTGGCTGAAGATCAGGGAGCGCAAGTGTAAGAACCCGAAGTGGGTTGGCTATGACCGAACCTACACCGCGTTCTTCCTTGAGAAGCTGGGGGCAGACACCCTCCTCTCTGACATTCGGCGGTCAGACATAGCGGAGATCCGGGATGAAATGCTCGAGGAGCGTTGCCCGGCAACAGTGAACCGCTACATGACCACGCTGCGCTCGATCCTAAATATGGCTCGAGATGATTGGGAATGGATTGATCGCGTTCCCAAGATCGAACGGCTGGAGGAGAAGGCAAGGCAGAACTTCATTACCAGGGAGCAGGCTCGAACTCTGATCGAGCTCTTGCCCGAGCACCTGGCAGCGATGGTTCGCTTTGTTCTCGCCACCGGCTTACGCAGCGCTAACGTTCGCAACCTCCGCTGGGATCAGGTGGACATCCGGCAGAAGTATCTGGAGATCCCTGGGGAGGAAATGAAAAACGGGAGAGTGTTCTCGGCACCGTTGAACTCGACGGCTATCGAGGTGCTCCTCGGACAGTACGGGAAACATCAGGAGTACGTTTTCCCGTACAAGGGAAAGCCGGTATCTCAATGCAACACGAGGGCTTTCCGAGAAGCTTGCCGTAGGGCGGGGATTCCTGGAACCAGGTTCCATGACCTTCGGCATAGCTGGGCTAGTTGGCACATTCAAGCCGGAACCCATACCGCCAAACTCAGAGAGCTCGGCGGTTGGAGCGACGACAAGATGGTGCAACGCTATGCCCACCTGAACCGACGCCATCTAGAAGAAGATGTGGAGGTCACAGCTTTTTGATCTAAATGTTTCAGAGACTACAACCTACCATTTGGTTTGGACCCCGAAGGGGTAGGTAAGTCGCTGAATCTATTTAGATTTGGAGCGGGAAACGAGACTCGAACTCGCGACCCCAACCTTGGCAAGGTTGTGACAAATAACTTGTTTGTTTTCAAGGACTTACGCCATGCGAGCAAAAGAAAGAGGTAAGGGGGCAGTCTCTCTCGACACCCTCATGGGTCCGCCAAACCCTGCGCTCCGGTCTGATACCTGCCCGGAGTGCTTGGGTGCGGGGGAGATCCCCTTGCCGCTCTCTTTCATGCCAGTAGCTCGATGCCTTGAGTGCTTTGGAACAGGCGAAGTGCCGCCAATGGATTGGCTCGACGATGCTTAGCCTCGTCACCACAGGGATCCTTCTTCTCTGCGTCGTTTGGTTATCGGTGCGGCTGCACCGGCTCGAGCAAGAGGTCAGCTACATGCTTTCCGATCTGCTCGATTCCCAAATGGAAATCGCGGAGACACTCCATGAAAAGCAATTTGGCAGTTACATGCGAGGTGAGGACGTTCTATGACATTGAACCGGCTGACGGAGGACTGTCAGTCACAGTAAACACCGACGGCATAAAGCTCGAGGTGTTCCTAACAGCAGAGGAGGTAGATGAATTTATCGGGCTGGCGAAACTAGCCATGGACACCGCCCAGGCAACAACGAATTTAGAGAGGGGGCGATCACTCGTCTCCTCCGCCCGCAACCCAAGACCGAACGCGTGAGGGGGTGGGCACATGAGAGGGGAAGGAACGAAGAAGAAGTGGAAGGCTATTGCCTGGATCCGAGTGCATGGCTGCCAGTTTAGTGTGGAGCAGGCTTCGAGTATCTGGTCCACGCCAGTCGCCACCATGCGGGACTGGTACTGGATTGCTGACATTCAAAGCCCGGGCAGCCACCACAATAGTTTCTCTGAGGGGCTAGCCAACCGGCTCGCCTCTGCCGCCAGCGGTGACTTTGGCAGGGTGCTGCGCCAGATCCGCCGGGAGCGAAGAGCAGCACGCAAAGCGCTGGGAGGCGCCTGAACATGGATGTTCGAGAAATGCCTTACGACAAGTTTGTCGGAGCCCTGCTGGCTAGCCCTGAGTCGGTGAAGCTGAACGTCGAGGTGATGAACCGCGACGAGGTGGATCTCCTGCACGCGGCGGTCGGTATCGCTACGGAGGCAGGCGAGCTCCTCGATGCGATGAAGAAGTCGGCGTTCTACGGTCACAAGCTGGACTGGGAAAACGTCCTGGAAGAGCTCGGCGACATATTGTTCTATCTGACGGCGGCGAAGAACGTGGTCTCGAAGCGAATGCCCGGGAGGGACATTCAGGCTGAGAACCGCATCAAGCTGTCAAAGCGGTACCCGTCTGGCTCCTTCAGCTCTGCTGATGCCAGGGCGCGGGCGGACAAGGCTTAGTGGGTTATCCCCCTACAGGAGAGGGGTGAAGGCATACCTGCGGGGGGATCCGCCCACGGCGAACCCGTACTCGGAGCTCGAGATTCGCAAGCGTTGCGAGTGGAGCGCGGGGTACTGGGACACAGACACAGAGCAGAACGGTTACCGCCAGGTCTACAGGGTGCCGTGCTGGTCTGCTGAGAAGTCTGAGAAGCGAGTCTAGCCAGGCTACGGTTTTCAGGTGGACCTTGCACCATGACGGCACCGGCGCTTCTGCCCGTTGCCGCCGGACGGCGCGGCTCCGACAAGTCGCATGGACCCCCGGGGGACCCCTCCCTCTCCCGCCCCTGGGGGTCCGCTTTAATCTTCAGCGGTTTCCTTGGTGAAGCGAGCGTTGAAGCGGCGATACACCTTGTACTCCCGCTCAACCATCTGCTCCTCGTATTCCTCGAAGCGCTCCTCGCTCATGTACTTCTCGGCGCTGCGCTTAGCTTTCCGGATCGAGCGAAGCTGCTTCTCCGCAGATTTCAAAGCCCCGGCAAGGCGAAGAACGCTGGCGTTCTCTCTTGAGAACTCGAGCCGCTCTTTCCCTCTGAGGGAATCCTTCTGATCTACGACCCGCAGAATCTCGTTGCGGTTGGTGTAGAAGGAATCCAGGTGCTCGTACTTTGAGGGCTGACCGTAGACTGCTCTCAGCAAGGGATACTGCCGAGCCTCAAGCTTCTCAACATCGCCAGTAAATGCGGCGCCGCCGAAGTTGATGAGGCGCATCCCAAACCGTCCGGCGCCCCCAGCATAGAAGCCAACAATGTGATCGATGGCGTCCGGCGCAATATCAACCATGCCGGGGATATGTTTCTCCCCGCCGCTGATCTCGTTTAAGAACTGAGCAATCGCAATCGATGCTTCGCTGGTGTTCGGTCGGTGCAGCAAACTGTTCGGCAAATGCTCCTGATTCGGATACCGCCGGGGCAGGATGCTTGAGCCCCAGTGGTTCTCGTTGATCGCAAGCTGAACCCAGGGCTGAGCAATAGTAGGAGATGCGGACTTGATCGCCGTTCGAGTGATCCCGTTGGGTGACGCGGATACAGACAGTGGCGAGAAGCTGCCTAGGAACGCTCCGAAAACATTATTCACCGCATCGAGAGGCGTCTTGCGCGGGCTGAATGCCGCGTCCGTCAGCTCCGTCCCAATGACATGGAGCACAGAAAAGCCGTAAGGGAGGGGGATCTTAAAATAATCCTCCCCGTCCAGCGGATTCATGAAGATCATGTTCCGATCTTTCTCGTGCTGAGGAATCATGTCGTAGTGGAGATTCCCCTCATCGTCCTCTCCGCTGATCATGCGATTCATCACAGCTAGACCGACCGACACGCCTACGCTCGCCATTGCAAGGCGCTGCGCAGCCGTCATGGTGCCTTGCTTAGTCTTTCCGGTAAGGCTTCGGATGACGTTCATGTTCCCCTGCACGGCGGCGTTGAAGAACATATAGAACGAATTGATCCAGGCGGTAGATTCACCTCGACGGTTAAAGTTGACCGTTAGGTTCTTCGCCAAGTCTGCTGCACGCTCGGCGGACACTCCCTGTTGCCGGGCGGCGACATAGGCTGATAGCCGGGCAGCGTTCTCGAAAGCGCCGTTAAAGTCCTGGATAAAGTCCATGACCTTTCTGGCGCCGCGCTTGGCGTCAATCATGCTCGACTTGCCGTTAATCCTAGTAAGCGAGTCGATGCGGCTTGCTTCCTTCTCGAGATCCAGCAGGTTTGCCCAGCCGGTCATGCCGCCGAACTCCCTGAACTCTTGGGCGTATCGATCAAACAGGACCTGCTCTGGGGTGCTGCCGCCCTTCCCTCGCGCGCTCCGCCAGAACGCTCGACCGCTAGCGATCCAGTTTTTCGGGATCTGACCGGCAATCTTTTTGCCCTCAACCCTGCCATCCGAGCGAGTCTGCTCCGCAAGGGCGTTGTACATAGCGGTGAACAGGTCGCGAGGAGCGTTCACAAGGAAGAAGGCTGGGTTGTATGTCGTCGATAGCTGGGAAAGGGCGCGGGTAAATCCGCCCAGGTACTGCACAACCAGCTTGTTCGCTTCTTCGCTATTCGTGGCACCAGCGTTTTGCATGGCGCGATTGACCAGCGGATCCTTGAGCTCGATGAAGTAGGTGCCGCCGTCAATCTTAGCCATCATGAAGCGCTTATCGCCGTTATCTTGGCGACGAGCAGTCCGCATATTGATGCGCTGGCGGACGATGCCGCCTCCGGGACCAGGCATCTCCTCGAGGGGACCATTGCCTTCTGCGTATACCTTCCAGCTCGTGGAGTCCGGGTACTCGAGGGTGAGGTCTAGCATAGAGACCGCCACCTCGTTCTTGCGGATCCGCATCGCCTTTTCTTGAGCAAGGCGAAGGCTGTTCAAGACGGGGTTAGCAGCCTTGGTTCTCCGACCTAGCGCAGCCATCGTTTCGCTGCCGCCAATAGAGAAGCCTGCGCCGGTCCTGGCGCCGCCCACGACGGGGGTCTTCATCTCTTCGGCGAAGCCTTGGAGGGGGACGTAGAACTTGAAAGAAGATTCCCACTTAACCTGGGTTTCCTCGTCAATCATCCCTGCCTCATTGAGCCGGTCGCGGGCGTCCTGAAGGATGCCGTACATAACCTGGCTAGCCCTGCGGAGCTCCTCCGTCTTGCCCTCCTGGTCGAAGCGCAGAAGGATCTGATCCGCCTCTTGGTTGGTCATGCCCGATCCGCCATCATCCATCGGCTCAGGGGGCTGGCTTCTTGGGTTCCTGCCTTCCGCCACGGCTTGCTCGTGGCGCGCAATCGCCTCCCGACGCTTTTCCGCAATGAACTGATTACGCTCAGGGGCGTGCATCGCGTACATATAGAGCCCGAGCTCCTCGAGGCTAAGCCCGGCGTCCTTGAGGATCGGGACAGCGCGCTCGAACATCTGCTCGATGCGTCGGAAGTCTTCCCCAACCTTCCCGTAGTACAGGGTTTCCTTTAGGGAAACATCGACAGCCTCGTCAAGCTGGTCTAAACCATTGACCTCTTTGACCTTCTCGAGCTGAAGGCGGACGCGGAGCATCTTGTCCTGGATCTTGCGAAGGAATGCCTCGGTCCTGGTTTCATCATCCAGGTTGTAGAGGTTCGACGGTTCGCGATCAGAAAGCATTCCGCCTTCTGCCCGGGCGCTCTCGTAGTTAAAGTTGAGCCCGCTTTGAACAGGGTCGGGAGCTTCGTTTAATTCTGAGCTCTCTCGTGGGATAGCCTGTCCCTGATCTCCGCCCAGCGCGGATTCGGCTTCCCGTCCCTGATAAAAGAGTTGATCTTGTCGATTAGGGCTTTGGTCGTTCCGCTGAGCGCCGCCGTCTTGATCTCGCCCGACGGAACCGGGTGCCCGAACTTCGCTTCGTACAAAGCCATCGCCCGCTGGAGTGGATTCTCTGCGGCGATTCGAGTCCAGTTGAACGCCATTTCTTCCTCCGTTGAACCGCTGAGAAGCGGTCTCTGCCGCATCCTGGATGACGGCAAAGGTCTGCGGCATGTTGCGGCGCAGCGCCTCGCGGTCAGTGTAATAGAGAGCATAGGACTGAGCAAAAAGCTCCCGGGCAATAAGCACCTGATCCTCTTGCGAGATCTGCCCTCCGCCGTCCTTGAGCATCCCCTCAATCAGGTTAAGGGGGTAGGTGTAATACTCAGAGAGCTCGCCGCCCTGCCACTGCTCGGCAGCCTCATTGAACAAGGGCTTGCCATCGACAATGAGCTCCCCGTTCTGCTGCTGCGCCTGGAACCCAAAGGAGCTTTGGACCATGCGGGCGGCAAGTCCCCTGCCCTGCGCCATGTTGAAGTCAACGGCGTGACCCACCTCGTGGGCAAGGGTGGACCGGAGAACCCGCCGGAGGCTTTGCTTGTACTCGCTGCGATCCCCTGAGGTGTCGCTTGCCAGGTCGGCAAACAGCTGAGAGTTAATCCCGACAACGCCAGCCTGGTAGTCAAAATAGCCAACCGTGCCGTCCGTGGTGTCGAAGGAAACGATGCCGTTCTGAGCCAGGTTGCCGATCAGATCGGTCGTGATACCGATCTCGGATAGATCCTCCATTGCTGCCGCGAGCTCGTTGCGGGCAAAGGAAGGGATCTGGTTTCCGCGATAGCCATTGGAGACAACATCCTCCGCCTGGCTGTATACAACCGAATCAGGGGTTCCTACCGAGGCTGCTCGGATGAATCGGACCTTGGGGATAGAGGTAATTCGCCCGGCATATCGGAAGCTTCCGGGGCTCTGCTCGAAGTCGATGCGCTTGAAGAGCGACGGGCTATCCGGTCCTTCTTCAGGAACTCGATTGCCTCCCTCGGGAGCAGCATCGGCGGCTCGTCCGGGTGCTTCAGGTTCGCGTTGTGCGTTGCTACTGCCAGCATCCGGTAGAACATCCGGTCGGTTAGCTGGCTGCGCGAAGAGGTCTTGGGGTTGTCCTGCATTATTCAGCCTCTCGAAGTTTTCAATCGCAGAATCAACGATCTGATCAGTTGACGGCGCCTCGAGCTCCTCTCCAAACAGGCTTCCCGACTGCGAGGATTGATTCGCGGTTTCAAGGAATCGTCCCATATCGGAGAGCAAAGAGCTCATCTTTTTGGCGGACCGCTTGTTTGCATCCAGCTGCTTGGCGAGAGTCGCGCTTACGGGGTCAATATCCCCAAACATCCCGGTCTGTGCAGCCAGATCTTCGACCGACCTATTCTCTCGGCGAGATTGCTGCAAGAGCTCAACCGCTCCTACAACCTTGGACACCAGATCACTGCTTAGGGTAGACCCCTCGGCTTCGAGCGCCCGAGCCCGAGCGAATACCGGAGCCGCTGTCTGCAATGCGTTCAGGACATTTTTGACATCCGGGTTAGTGTCCTCGGTGGCGACCGTAACCAGGCGAGCGTCACCATACGCCCTGGCGAAAACTGCATTCCGGATTCGGTTGACTAGAGCAGGCGTTGGGCGCCCGTCGCTTTGCAGTAAGCCTGATGCTTGGGTGGTCCCGAGCTCTGCCGAAAACTTTGATAGGAACCTGGCGTTGGATGCCGTATCAATCTCGCCGTTTTCGCCTGGAGCAAAGGAGGTCATCATCTCGTCAGAGATCATGTTTGCGTCTGCGAGCGCCTGCTCCGAAGGGGACATAGCGGCAATGGCGGACACGTTGGCGTCGCGGGTAAACGCCTTTCGAGCGTCTACGGATAGGTCTCGAGTCCGGCGGCGGACGAGTACCGGGTTCGGAACAGAGTTGATCTGCTCCTCCGAAACTCCGCGCTGCTTAGCCTGCTCTCGCACCCAGGCAGCATATTCCCCCGCCTTGCCCCGTTGATACGCGAGCTGGAGGGCAGCCGCTCGACCATTGCCGCTCTCAACCACAAGATCGGGACCAACAACCGGGGCGCCGTCCTCTGCCCGCCCGGTGTCTCCAAGCTGCTCTGGAACCAGGGTGTTAGCAATCTCCTGGATCTGGACAAGGCTTGCCTGACGCGAGCGGTCCCGAGGCTGTAGTTCTGCCGGGTAAGCAGGGTTCACGCTGCCGTCGAATCTATTACTTGAGATCAGCTGGCTTGCATCGACGACCGCCCACTCCGCCTCAAACTCTTGAGCCTTGGAAGTCCTCACCCGAGCAGGGAGCCCGGTAAGGATTGGCGCGCCAGCGGTAGAAGCAGGCGCCTGGCTTTCCGCACCAGTAAGCCTGATGCCCCCGGTAAAATCAGGATCGATCAGACCCTGGTCAGCCAGGTCCTTTAAGACAGCCTGAGTCGGGTTAAAGCCGGTCCGAAGCCCGTTCTGAACATCGCTAACGGTAGGGTTTTCCGTGCTCCTAATGATCTCGAGAGCTTGCTGCGCCTGGGAGGCTACCGGCGCCTGGGCAATCGGAGCGTCTTGGTCAGCCTGTTCGACGGTATCTCTTGCAGAAAGCTGGATAGATGGCTGAGCTGGCGGATCTGGCAGTCCTTTCGGAATAAGATCTTTTTGCCCGGGAGCTGCGATATTGAGCTCTTGCAGCTTGCGAAGGCGCCGAAGGTTCTCCTGCTGCCTGGGGGTTAGGCTCCCCTCGTTACGGTCAGGCGTTCCCTCAAGGGGCGCGGTGCCCTGAGTCTCCGGGGCTGTATCGCTAGGGGGATTTTGAGGCGGCGCGGTAAGCCTTCTTGCTCCTGCGGTTACCCCAAGCTGCGCGCCACCACCCACAATCGTCGCGATTGAGGTAATCAGCTGGCGCTCTGCTTGAATTTCCCCAGCCCTTCCGTAATCCCCTTCATCGATTGCTTGCTCGAGCTCAGGGTCTAAGCCATTGGAGTAGGCATTGAGCGATTGGAAGAAAGTGGCGAGCTGCTCGCCAGGGATCTCGGTAAGCGCAAAGTCCCTCAGGGTTTTGGTAATCTCCTGGCGCCCTTCTCCGCCCTTCCCGCCTAACGCGCGAACCAGGACCATGTTAGGGAGAACCTCGGTAGCTGCCTCAATTACCGCGTCAACCCCGGCATAGTTTGCCGCCTGGCTATGGTCTAGCCCCTCTGCTCGAGCCGTTGCGTAGCTATCCCCCGCCACAAGCGCGGACGCGCCCGTGGTGGCAACGGTGGGGCTGCGGGTAGCAAGAGCTGCAACCATCGTCGGCAGGTTTTGGGCAAAGGACACTACCCCGGAACGCACCCCTTCCTGCATTACGGAAAGGTTTTCAGGTCGGACGCTTGCGACTTCCCGGTCTATTTCCTGTGCCCGGGCAATCTGAGACTGCGCATCTTCCCTAAGCTGAGCCCCTAGCGGCGTCCGACTAATGATTTCCCTAACAGCATCCTGCGCAAGGTTGTACGCAGCAGCAGGACCCATCGTGTATCTTCCGGGCAGGCTAAGGGGGTCAGGCTCAGGTGCTGTCCCGAGATCGCTAGCCAGCCCTGCCCCAATCCCCCTGTAACTTTTTTCGGTTGCAAGGGCTATTTCTGACCCTAGCCCAGAGGCAATCCCGGAAAAGAACCCCTCGCTCTCAGGACGAACGGGCTCCGAGCCCAGACCGGACTCAACCTCATTCATGATGTCTTCGAGAGAGCGAGGAGTTTTTTGCTCCGGCGCCTTCTCCACTTCATCCATGATAGAGCCGAGGCTGGGTCTCGTTGCCATATTACTGATCGCCCCCTGCGCCCAAGACTTCTTGATAACGACCGTAGATCTCTTGAATTTGCGCAGGGTTGTAATTGCGAATCCGTTCGAGCTGCGCGTCAATCTGTTGAGGCGACTTCGTAAGGTACTCGCGCTGCGCCTCTTGCATGAGGAAAAAGCGCATTTCATTAATACCTAGGTCTCGCTCTGCCCCTGCTGCCGAAGGCGCCGTGTCTCTCGGGAGGAGATTGCTCGGGACCACGCGCGAATACTCTTTGTCGAGTGCGTCATCAACGAAGTAACTGATGGGAAGCTCGGGACCAAGAAGGTCCGGGTCTTCGATCCCGTTGCGTCGAGTCATATAGGCTTTGTATGCCTCCTCTCCGCGCCTTTCCGCAGCAGAAAATCTATCCGGATCTGCCTTTCGGACCTGGTCGAGGAGGGCTCTCTTCATGGAGGGGTCCTCCTTCACCGCCGCTTGCACCATGCTCAACCCGATAACAGGATTGATAATGTCTTCGAGGCGAATGTCGGCAGCTGGAGCGTTAGGGTCAGTGCTGCGTCCTACGGTAATCGGCGCCTCATAGGACCCGCCTTCTGCATCCACCTTGAGGTTAAGGCGCAGAACTGGAGCTCCGTCCTCTTCCTGCCCCACAACCTCATAGCTCACAACGTCAGCGTTGGTGATCACGCCGTTGCGCCCGACCGCCCCTTGGATAGCCTTTAGGTTTGCGTCCATTCCAAGGTTCAGGGCATCAAGAAGCTCAGAGCTGTTCGCCTGCAAGGGTTTTTCCCCGCGAACAAAGCCCATAGCATTTTCGATGCGCCCCGCCGCTGCTTGGCTAAGCATAGCGGTGGGATGCAGTGCAGACCCTTCGGTAAGCTTTAGCCCCTGAAGCACCGATTCCGTCACCCCCTGCCCACTTGGATCCAGCATGGGAAGCCACTGAGTGAATCCTCTTCGTGCCGCATCAAGGCGTGCAGCAGTCTGGCTTTGCTCAAGGTCAAACTCGGTTTTGCTAGTGCTTGCTGCGGAAGAAGCCTCCTGCGCGCGGCTTGCCGCGATTCGCGCGGCTGACTCATCTCCAGCTCGAGCATCTTGCCTGAACGCGAGCGTGTTCTCGTAACCAGCTTGGCGCATATCGAATAAGGCTTTATCCCGAGCAGCGAGTGCGGCTTGCTCTGCGGCGGTGGCTTCTCGATCCGCCTGCTCGCGCATGTACTTCCGATACTCCTCATCCGCGCTAGCTTCTTGAACGGCTAGCTCGTAACGCTGCTTGAGATTTTCCGCATTTGCAGCGTCAGCCGCCTGGCGACGCTTGCGCTCTTCCATGTCGTTGACTAAGCCGTAGCCTGAGGTAAATCCTGCTGCAAAGCCGCCCATCCTTGAGCCTCCTTAGTCGAACATCTTGCCGACGAGGTACGCCCCGCCGAGCGCCAGAAGCACCCAGGGTGCTGCTGCTGCCATTCCTGCTGCTGCCGTGGTCCCTGCGGCTGTGGCGGCTGCCGTCGTCCCCGCTGCCGCTGCGGTTCCGGCTGCTGCTCCCCCCGCTGCGGTAGCTCCAGCTGCACCTGCCGCACCTGCCGCTCCGGCTCCAGCCGCTGCTCCGCCCGCCGCTCCAGCACCAACACCGCCTGCGGCTGCTGCGCCTCCTGCCGCCGCGCTTCCAGCGCCAGCTGCACCCGCGCCTGCCGCGCTAGCACCGGCTCCAGCTGAAGCCCCTCCGAAAGCGCTGTTTAGCGCTGCCAAGTCCCCGGCAATCTTCTGACCGAATACACCTTTGGCTGCCAGGCTTCGGGCTCCAGCATTTAGAGCCGCGCCTGCCCCAGTCGCGATCTTCGGACCAAATACCGCCGTCCCGATCCCGCCTACCGCAGCCTGCTGGGAGCGCACGTTCGCTTCCATCTGATCTCGAGCTGCTCGGCGCTGGGTTTCGACAGCGCTTAGATCTGCGAGCCCCCGGTTTGCTTGGGCTAGCGTTTCGCGCCCGGTCCCGATCAATCCTGCCATTAGGACAATCCTCCGAAGTCTCGCTTCGCCCCGACCGCCGTGTTCGCGGTGCCGGACATAAGCGACATCTGCCGGTCCCGAGCTCGCATACGGGTGTCTCGAAGCCCGCCTACCAGGTCAGATACCAGGTTGTTGCTGACATTGGGGTCTGCGCTGCCGGAGAGCCCTAGGCGCTGGCGGTCCCGGGCAGCCTGCCCTTGGACGTTGATCGCCGCTCCGGTAATCGCGTCCCGGCTCCGCGCCAGATCCAGGTTCAGCCCTGCGCCCTGGTTCATAACCTCGTTGACCAGGCGATCCTCCACCGGAGCGAAGCGGTTCAGGTAATCGTTGAACTGCTCTTTGATAATGTTTGCCCGGGTGTCGGCTGCCGCAATGCTGCCCGTATCCCCATAACGCTCGCGCACCACCAGGTTCGAGTAGGTAGAAGGCGGCGGCGGATTAAACGTGTAAGTCGAGGGGTTGCCGTAGAGCTCCTGGCTTGCGGGCATGTTCCCAGGCTGGACTGCTGGACCACGCGTTTGCTGAAGCCCATCGATCAGCTGGGTGGGAAACCCAGGCAGGGTCCGGAGATAGTTGGCAATGTACTCGTCCATCCTTTAGGTCCCCCGATTCTGATAAAGCCCGACGCCTACGCCGGTCGCCGCGCCCGCCACCTCGAGAGGGGCAATCGCTCGGCTGAGTCCAGCCCTCGCCTGGCTTTCCGCCTGGGCGTTGAGCTGGGCGGTCGCCTGACCCATCGACTGGACAGCATCGGTAGCCTGGTTCTGCCCAAGGGCAACCACGTTCTGCACCGCGCCGAAGCCACGATCCGTTTGCCCCACTAGAGCTCCGGCGATCCCCTGCCCCATGGCTCGTTGCTGAGCTCGGTCCAGGGCTCGGCTGGCACCACGGTAAGCACCGGAGCTCGGGTCGACTCCGCGAGCCACCAGGTTGGCGCCAAGAGTGTCTCGAGCCTGGTCGAACTGGGGTTGGAAGGCAGCGCTTGCCTGACCTGCCACTTCACCGTACTGCCCGGGAGAGCGCATGAGGAAGGCGTCCCGAATGAACTGGTTCTCCATCGGCGCAAACACATCCTGGTAGCGCTGGAACCGGCTGAGCATTACCTGTGCTAGGGCTTTGTCAGCGTTGGTTTCGGTATCCGGGGCGTCTTTCATTCCCATCAGATTTCGCCTCTATAGATCGTCATGTCGGGCTTGAGCCCCATCTTTTCCGCGATCCGGCTAAACCCCTTACGGTCTGACCAGAACTCGATGAACTTGAAGTCTGCGTCGCGCCCGATCTGCTGAATGTCTGACCAGTACCGCTCAATCGCGTTTCCGCTCTTTGACCAGCCGAACCAGACCAGGAGGTAAGGCTCTTCGCTGTACTGGCGACGGGCTCCCTTGAGGATCACAAACTCCTGCCCTTGCCCAAGCAGGAACCAGGCTTTCCCCTCCTCAACCTCTCTCCGCACATGCAGAGGGTCTAAGCCCCCGCCGAGCTCAAGAAGGATCGGGCTGACCCAGCTCCAGTTTTCCCCGATAGATCCGGGGTTTAACTGGCTTGATTTTAGGGAGGACACCTGAGATCAGCCTCCGCCGTGGCTTGGGTTTTCAGCACCTCGTGGTATGCGGTGTGCAATCGAATTCACAAGGATCGCCAGCTCTTTGAACGCTTCTTTCAAATCCGTATCCGGCATCGCATCGACCTTCGCCCGGATCTGGGCGGGGGTCATGCAAGCCCAATCGCAGCAGTCCAGGCTCTGGCATCTCTCGTGGTGCGCGACCTTGTGTATCTGCTTACGCATCGGGGATCTCGATCACCCCGGCATGCTCGAGGTAGAGGGGGTGGTTGGCGATAAAGTTGAAGGCGCCAGGTCCATCGAACTCAATGGAGAGGTGCCCGTCAGCCAGCTCTACCGTCGAATTGTCGAACTCGAACCAGACCTGTGTGTTCTCGGGGAAGGTCAGCTCTACCTCCCACCCTCCGAAAACCTCTTGAGGATCACTGACTGTGACCGGGAGAGCGGGACGCGGGACTAGGGTTAAGGTCTCAAGATCGACCTTGAGCATGGTTAGGTCTTCCCCAGGCAGAACCTCGATCCGACCGATCCCGGCAATCTCCGGCAGAGGTGTGCCAATGGCGACGGTAGTCGTGCCAAGAATCGCGCCATCCGCAGTCCGGTATTTGACGTATGTCACCGTGCTCATCGCTGGACTCCCATTGCGATAATTGATGCGTCATAGAGATAGACCTGAAACGCCTTCACCTCCATCGAGAAGGTGTAGGTCCCTGCGGCGAGATCCCGCTGGATCGTGCCGCTGTGGACTGCGCCGGTATTGAAGCTGGGGATGTACTCAATCTGTGTACTGCCCTGAAGCAGACGGACGTTGTAGTTGGTCGCGCCGCTGCCCTGAGCGTTCGTACGCGTAAACCACATGAGGATGATCCTGCCAGGGACATCCAGAGTGACGGTTACCTGAGGAAGACCGTTAGTGGGACCAACCCACCCAGTGTAATAGTTGTTGACGTATATCGAAGAGATGCTCAGGTCATCGTAGGCAGGGACAATGACCGCGTTGCCCTTGATCTGGAGCGTGTCAACGTAGGCATCGCCAGTGAAGATCTTGTTGCCGTCAATTAGCGTAGAAGTCGGACGGGTCCAAGTGTTCACCCTGCTGCTGGCATATGCTCCGGCGGATGCCTGATCTCTTACAGAGCTGGCAATACTTCCCGCTACCCGGGCTGTGTCGTAGGAAGTATGGGAAGCCGTTACGTCAGCATACTCGTCCGGCTTGTAGTTCCCAGAAACTTGGGTCCGGTAGTCGGCAGAATTTGAGGTAGCCAGAGCCCCTTGGTTGGCGATATTTGCAGCTGTGTTTTCGGAGGTTTTATCCGCGAAATCACCTGGCTTCCCATAACCCGAAACTTGATTCTGCCACGCCACTGACGATTGAGTTGCTAGGGAGCCTTGCCCTGAGATGGCGGCGGCTGTGTTTTCAGACGTTTTATCAGCGCCGTTGGCGACGTTTAGGTCGGCTCGCGCATTCGCTGCATCGGTCGAGGTCAGGAATCTCACCGCGCCCCGGAAGATCCCGCCGTTAAACTCGACGCTGCCGTTGCGTAGAATCCTCCAGCCACTTGTCCCGGACGAGAAGTTAGAGGACTGAATCTTGTCCCCAATCGAAAGATCGAAGATATTCGCAATCCCGATCCTGGCGGCAGCGAGGGTTCCGTATGCTGCTGTTAGGTTGTCAAGGAAGCCATCTTTGATCTTCGCGACCTCAATAGTCGCGTCTTGGATTGCCGCTGTTTTTATATAGGTCTTGCCCCCGGTCACGATGAAGGGAACAAGGTCGTCCGTATTGGTGGGCAGGCTAGAATCATAGATGGCAAACCGATCTGCCTGGATATAAAGGCGAGTCGATGTCCCGTCGTTGAGGATCCCGATGCCGCCGACCAGTTCGCCCACCTGAGTCTTAGTCGTCCAGCGCGCTCCCGCTCCATCCCAGGATCGCGCCTGAGTCTGAACGTAAGCGGCGTCTCCGCCTAGAGTCGAATAAACCTGCTGGGTAGCCGTGGCAATCGCTGCGCTCTTCGCCGTAGCGATAGCCTCGTCCATTTGCGTGACGCCAGCTTTACCGTTTATCACCCCGTCCTGAGTGGAAAACCTGGCGTTGATGTTTGAGAACTGGCTGACCTGCGAGGCGTAGATCGTAGACTTCGCGGTATTTAACTGCTCTATCGTGGCTCGTGCGTTTATCTGCTCTTGCTGGCTGTTGAACGCTGCATTGATGTTTGTGTACTCAGTCACAGCAGCTTGCTTAGCAGTGGCTATGGCATCCGTCAGCTGCTGAGATGTCGCTCTATTGCCAATGGCTGTATTCGCGCTCTCAATCGCGTCATCCACCTCGCCAAACTTTGCGGCGATGGTCGTAAACTGTGTGACATTTGACGCATAGATATTCGCAACCGCGTTTGTTAAGTCCAGAGAGGTCGCTTTGTTCTGGAGGGCTGAGTTGACAGTCCCGAACTGTGCATTGATGTTCGTGAATTGGCTAACTGCCGAAGAGTAAATGTTGGTCTTCGCGTCATTGAGCTGCTGAATGGTTGCGCGATTCCCGACGGCGGTGTCAACGGAGTCAAACTTGGCGTCGATCTCTGTGAAGGCGCTCACCTGTGCGCCGTAAATGGTTGAGACTGCCTGGGTCAGGCTCGCCGCAGATGCTTTGGACGTAAGCCCCGTAGTGGTGTTGTTTACCGTAGATGACAGCTGCGTAAGGCTTTGCGAAAGAGCGCTTATGCCATCTTCTGTGTCATCAACCCTTGAGGTAACGTCTGAAAGATCGGAAGCAACTCCTGCGATTGCGCCGCCAAGGGAATCGTATTCACCAATCTTTTCCCAATAGCTTGTGTTGGTCGGGACGACGCTCGAGGTCGCCTGGATGCACTTGTAGATTGCGCCGTTATATTTCACCAGATCGTCGATAGCGTACGACGTTCCGGACGCCCAGGTAGGTAAGCCCTCAAGATCAGCTATGGAAGCCTGGAGAGAGGTGATTGCGCTTTGACGCGCCGCCGTCTCCGTCGCGATCCGGGAATTTACCGAACCCACCACCGTAGCGTCGGCGTCGATAAGATCAATTCTGCTTGCGAGGTCTGAGAAGAGTTGGTCCTCTCGAATCTCATTGGTAAGGGCTGTGAGAACCTTTGTGACGTTGATCGCTGTCTGAAGCTCAAGACCTGAGGTGCTGTGAAACTGCCCCGCTACCCCGGCAGTGGAGACAAAGCGGATCCAGAAATACTTAGTCGTGTCGATGTCCATATCGACAAGGAAGACGGACAGAGCCCCGAAAGCGGATCCGTATTTCGTTGCCGCAGAGATGTCGTCAGAGTCGTGCCAGTACACCTCGGTGTATGCGTGGTTCGAGTAGGTGGGCTCATCCCAAGAAAGAACTGCGTACTCGAAGCCCGCTCGCCCGGTGAAGCCTGTGGGGATAGGCGGCACATCAAAATTGTTGTCCCCTTCAGCAGGGACCCCGCCGATCCCCCTGAAACCCTCGCGAAGATCCTTGAGGAAGTCGTCCCCCAGAGCGTCTCGGAAGGTGACAGCACGATCAAGCTCGTTGCCTCTCTGCCCCTGGAGCACGCCGACAGCTTCCCGGGTCTTCTCGGCAAACTGCACGATCTCCTTCGTTGCGCGAAGGACCGGCGGGATGACAGGCTTCTTGGGAGCGTTAGCCATCTACAGCTCCCTCGCGGACTCGAACACGGCAATCTCGTGTATCTGACCGGATACACCGGACACCTCGACCTCGAACTCTCTGCCCTTGTATCCAGCGGGGAGGCGGAAATACTGCTCATTGCTGACAGTCTGGGTGTGCTTTAGGCTGCCGTCCGCCCACATCTTGAAGGTGATCGGGTAAGCATCGGCATCAACCTTTGCTACTCCCGGGCAGAAAGGTCGCGGAGCTCTAAACACCTTGCTCTTCCAGCTGGTGCTCCTAGTCCCCGAGCCTCTCGCAAACTTGTAAAGCGAGCCGTCGATAACGAGGTACAGGGTTCCGTCTGACGGATCTGCGTAGCCAGCCTGAGCGTAGAAGTCGAGAGGGATGAAGGCTGCTTTGCCGCCGCGAGGGTCAAGAATAAACCCGCCCTCGTTCAGCCCCTGCTTGTAGAAGCCTATGTACTTCCCTTCCCATCGGTAGGCATGAAGCGTTTCCGGAAGATAAGCCTGCCACTGGTCTCGCGTGAGAAGAGCCTCGGTCAGGTTATCAGCGCCATCGCCTTTGACCGCGATCAGCCCCTCCGGACTTGCATAGATTGCATAGCCGCCCATATCAACAATGCTGCGCTTAGAGCTGCAAGCAAGCGGCTGGTCAATGATGACCAGAGAGCGGGACGTTGGGTTGGTCCCCGTTGCGACGTAGGGCTTGCCCGTGGTGCAAACCAAGACCCCAACATCTATTTCCGCGAGCCCAACAATGTCGAACTCCGTAACTAACTGGTATTCCTCTGGCCAGGCATGCGGGAGGTTTGGCTCAGAGAAGCACAAGGTCTTGCCGGTGAAGCCCGTGGCGGTTCCGTCGGTAAGGGCGAGGAGTCCCAGCAGTTGTCCATCGGGATGATCGGCTGTGACCTCATCGGGCGGTGCTTCCCAGGTCGTCGTCGGGATGATCTCTGCGAGATCTTCGTCCAGGGTCGTGTCGGCATAGGTGCTCGCTGCAAGAGAAACGTCAGCGACGAAACGGTACTCACCGTTCGCGTCAGTCCTATACAACCGCTTTCCAATGAAATTGTAGTTCCCGCTCGGGAGAGTCGGGAAAGTGACGGTGACCGTCTCTCCTTCCGTGACTTCGATAACGTCCCCTACCGCCACTGCTGCCGGGGGTCCCTCTTCCCCGTAGGTGGTCACTATAGTGAACGTATACGCACGCTCTTGTGCGACCGCTCCTTCTATCCCCGTGCCAGAGATAGCCGTCGTGACGTTGCTAGAGGGTCGCGGCACGCCAAGCCGATAGTGACCTGTTGGATAGGTAGACCCGGAGATAAAGGTCGTCAGATCTGCCATCCTGGGATAGGACTCGCCAGTCCAATACAGCCGCTTCGAGGGATCCTGTGCAATCGGGGAACGGATGATGTCAACGTCTTCATCCCAAGCCGCCCACTTTGTGTCGGTGACTGGGAAGATGGTCTCAGTGTATTGGTCAATCCCAGACACAGAGCCGATTGACTCGTCATCCGGAAGAGGCTCCAAGGTTCCGCTATCGAGAAGCGCGTTCAGAGCATCCTGCGCCATATCTTCCGGGAGCAGGCGGGGGTTTGCCCTAGGAGCGATTCCCCCAAATGTGCTGATACGAAGACCCGCCATTACTTCTTCTCCTTCATAGCCGTCGCCATCTGAGCCATGTGCGGCGCGATCTTCTCAATGCCACGGGAGCCGATATAGCCGCCGATGCCGATGGTCAGAAGATCAAACAGGGAGTCGATGAGCTGGGGGTTTTCAACAAGGTAGGTCGGCGCCTGACCAAAGAAGACAAGCCCGAGCAGGACCGAGAACCAGATCATGGTCAGCGGACGCCAGGAGCGCTGAAGCCAGTTGCCCGACGACATTTCCGCCGTCAGGGTCTTGGCTTGCATCTCCGCGACCTTCGCTTCGTAGTCCAGAACCTTCGCCTGGAACTCAGCCTGAGCTGAGAACAGAGCGTTCTTCAGCGCCCCGCGCTCCTCGTCCGAGGTATGCAGGTTGTCGATGATGTCAGCCGCCGGGCGTAGAACCCCGGAGACCCAAGATGGGATGGACATCCTTGTCCCTCCTCAATCACCACTTTTCTTTGTGAGACCAATACCTTGCGCTGAGCTTGCTTGGGCTGGAGTCTTGGGCGTTGTGCCTCGCGTAGTAAGCCTTCCGCCTAGCCTTTTCCTTGGCTGAAGTCGGGTTACTGCCAGCGCCCCGGACTCCCTGCTGCCCAAACCGAACAAGCTTGTACTCGTCGCCTTCCTTAGCCATCACAACGTGAGACTTAGTGGGATGGCGAGGAGTGCGCTTCGGCTGATTGACACCAGAGAGCCCGTTCTCCTGCATCAAGCGCTTTACGCGCTCAGGGACGCTCACTTCTTAGGCTTCGCCGGGGGCTTAGCTGCGGGGGGCGGAGCGATCACCATCGCACCACACTTCGGGCACTTCTTGCCTTTTTGATAAGCCATCCTGACCTCCTGTCAGTGTTCCGTTTGGGACGGAAGCTCCGCATCCTGCGGCATAGCAGCCTGAGCGTCTTGCACCTGCGGTTGAGCTTGCTGCTGGATCTCTCCAATGATCTGAGCTACAGCATCATACGGCTGCTTGCTGAGAGCGAAGAGGACCACGTTGAGTTGTTCCATCGAGAAAGAAACGTTGATTTCCACGGTGACTCCTGTCTGTGAAGCGCCGTCTTAGCGCCAATCAATTTTCCTATGCCGCAAGGTTCACAGCAAATTAAATGTACCTAAATCTTAGGGTTGCGATGCTTGCCCCGCCCTTATCCTCAACGGAATCAACGGTCACTTCGTAGAAGGATTCAGCCCCTGGTTTGTTCAGGTGATAGACCATGATCGAGCTGTCGTTGATGCAAGAGATTTTGTATCCGAGAACGCCCCACTCTTCCCGGAAATAATCCCGGCACTGCTCAATGTAGGGCTGGCTGTAGAGCCAGGACTTAGATCCGTCGGCATCGGGACCGTAGATCGCCATGACCCAGGTTATGTAGTCCTCGTCCATGCCGTTGATCGAGCCAACAGCAATGTGGATGGGAGTACCGTCCTTACGCCACAGCACCATCTTCGTGTTCGGTAGATCAGACAGCTCTTGAAAACGAGTGCGCACCGCCTCGCGCTTAGCATCCTCCGTGCCAGGGTCCCCGAGCAGAGACCAATGGAACGTGCCGCCTTCCATATACGGCAGGCTCGCGGAGAATAGATTGTCAAACTCCGCACCAGCGACCGACGTGATCTCTTCGATGGTGATCAAGTCTTACGCCCCCCGTAGAACTGGCTCATGGAGATCGTTCCGCTGCTAGGGATGCTTGTGTTGACCGTTGTGCTCGTCGAGCCGGTGCGGCGAATCTGGTAGTAGTAGTTGGTGCCGGTTTTATCGCTGATCGTATTCCACAAACTGCCAACGTCGTAGGTGTATCCGCCGACAGTGATGCTGCTGCCAGAGCCGCTGCCTACATTCGTGCCGTTCCACCAAGCTTGATAGGTGCTGGTCCCCGAGTAGATTATCCAAGACCACAGGGGCGAAAACTGCCCGTACCAGCCAGTGGTGCTGCTCGAGCTGATTGTCGTCGGCACATAGGAGCCCCCCCGATAATACTCAGACATCGAGATCGGGTTGGCTCCGCCAAACTCCCCCTGCACCTGAGAGAGGGAGATGGCGCCTGACGTCTGGAGCGCCATTACTCAGCCGGGGCTGAGATCACGCCAGCAGCGATCTTCTGCTCCACGCCTCGTGCCACTTCGCCGATGCGCACCAGGGTGGCGTCAGCGTCGTAGTTGCCGTCAGCGTCGAAGCAGACGTTCACCTCACGCTGGTGGGTGATCGTCCCATCGGTGAAGGTCACGCTGATCGAGCGCGTAGCCACCTGCTCGGTGGTCGCCTCTTCGCCTTCAGCGGCAGGCATCTCCACCGTGCGGAAGCCGGTGTATTCCTCGTTGAGGGTGTAGGAAACAGCCATCGTTATGCTCCTTGTTCCATGCCGGGGGGTAGTTCAGCGGGCGCCCAGGGAAGCTGGTCGTCTATGCTGTCTCTTGCGTCCATCTGCTCTTGAATTTTTCTTTGGATAAAGTGGTCAACATCAAGCGCCCGGGTGCCTGTTACGCGACCCTGAATCCAAGCCAAAACATCAGCCTCGGTTAGTGATGCAAAATCAATATAGGAGTCGCTAGTCGGATCGCCGTCGTTCAGCTCGTCCACCATGCTAAACATCGCCGTTCGACCGCTTTCATCGGTTCCGGTTTTACTCCAATACACTTCAGTCACCGTCCCAGAAGCATCTCGGCGAAGCCTCAAAATCTTCCACTCATAGGTAATAGCCATTACTTGCTCTCCAGTTGAGCTTTGAGGTCGTTCACCTCTGCTTTCAGTTCCTTAATCGCCTCGATAAGCAAAGCGACCATGTTCCCGTAGGCAACCGCTTTGTTGCCCTCTTCGCCAGAAACAACCTCCGGCAGAACCAGCTCCACTTCCTGAGCAACCACGCCAGCTTGGCGCGTTTCAGGCATGGTTCCTGTTAGGGGGTCAGGTTTGTAATCGGTTCTGTCATAGGTATAGCCATTGAGCTGGCACACCTTGGACAGCGCGTCAGGAATCACCTCAAGGTTGGTTTTAACCGCTCGGTCTGAGTAGGCGGTTATGTTGTAGGCGGTCCAGATACCCGTTCCGAGCGCCCAGACAAGGCTTCCAGCCTCTCTTCCCTGAAGCTGGTGACTTAGCCCCGCAATAGCCTGATTGGTCCCGGTGCCAACGTTAGGGTGGGTATAGGACATCCCATAAGCGTTACCTACGCCGGTTCCATCTGACGCTAGCTTGTACGACGTACTCATCATCCAAACGTGCTGGTAGCGGTACGAGCTGTAGACCCCGTATACGCCTTCGCCGTAATTCTGGTCACAGACAATTCTGTTGGTGGAGAACATGCTCCCACCTGACATGTACTGGCTGTTACCATTCATGTACATGGTGCCGTACAGCCAGTTGGTGCCTGTGCTGTAGATGCCAGCGGGGTGGTAGCTCGCTTCCCCCGTTCCCCCTACGTTGCCGTTGCCTCGGTAAGCGTAGGAATACGTCGTATTGTCAATATTTACGTTGTTGCTGCCATCCGCCACAGACATGACTTTAGCTGCGCCACTGCGGCTCGGAGCATCGTCATAGAAGCGAGTTCCGTTGTAGCCGTAGTACCCTCCAATCTTTATGCCTGTGTGGTATCCAACATGAAGGTCAGGGTAAGGGTTAGACCAAGCTCCTCCTTCTTGGAAGATTCCATAGCTTATAGTTCCGTGACTTGAGTTACCGCCTTCGCCACTAAACCTCAGGACGCTGATACGACGGTCTTCGTTGTCTTTCCAAAAAGTGCTGTGGTGGTACCCGTCCAGCGTGTCGGCGTCTAGACCTGAGCCAGAGCCGTCGTTGCCGCTGTCCCACATGGTGTATTGAGTAGAGCCTTCATACCGAATGAAGGAGCCCGAGCTTGGTAAGCGCATCCGCCAACCGGCACCACTGTTTAGCCACCCAGCGTTGTGGCTGCTGTCTGCATAGATATGCGCACGAGAGGTGCCTGTAGTGTTCAGCTCGATCTGGCAGTAAGTGGCTTCCCCTGATCGAAGTCGCATATTCCCGGTTGCCGTCGGGTGGATATGCCATCCCGCGCCGGTGTTGGCACTCCAGTAAAGACCAGCACCGTTGCTGCTTTGAAAGTCAATCCAATTTCCCGCTTGGTAATAGGTGGTTCCCTGCTTGTGGATGAAATTAGTCGCTGGAGCATAGCGAATATAGCCGTCGTTAGAGCAATAGACTCGATCCGGTGCGGTAGCCGATCCCATCTGCCCAGAGGTAGTGTTTATCCAGCCTGCTTGGATATAGCCATTTGAGTCTGTGCGGACAACTTTATTGACTTCATTGTTACGCCCGGTGTGCAGTTGGAGCCCATCGAGAAGGTCTGCATCTAAGCCAGAGCCAGAGCCGTCGTTGCCTTGGTGATAGTAAACATTCCCGCTGGGACCACCGTTTCTGAAAGTTTGATCGCCGTGATTAAAGGTAAACCTTTGCGTCCAAGAATTGTTGTTATACCCAGCGATTGAGTAGAGAGTGTAGTTTCCGCTGCCATCCTGATGGTGCAGCCAGCCGTATGGCTGAGAGGCGTCACCGCGAGTCTCCCAGGAAGGATAGGTTCCCTGGATAACGAATTGACCGTTGTAGGTTCCCTGCCCCCAGTTGTTGGCAAGAATCAACGATGCACTTGAAGTGGCTTGTGTGTCTGAGCGCAGGAAGCTGCTGCTATTGAGACCATCAACGGTGTCTGCGTCTAAGCCAGAGCCGGAGCCGTCGTTGGCAGAAGTCCAAACGGTTTTCCACGATTGCCATGTACCGTTAAGCCTGCCGCGTACTGCAAGATTGCCGGTGCGATAGTCACCAAAAATCTGGTGAACCCAGGCGGTACTATATGCTTGTGAGTACAAGGCTCCGTCTGTCTGCCCAAAAAGAGATACAGAGTTTATGTAGCCAGTTCCGTTCTCTTGGACATAATCGGGACCTATGCCATTTGAGCTATTCCCGTTTCGGAAAGAGATGCCGTCGATGTTGCTAGCGCTGCTTACTGACTGAGAGCCAATATTTCCAGTCGTAATAGCAGTGCTCGCGGGCTGGTAATAAGAGCCATGCTGCCCGTCAAGCAGATCAGCATCTAACCCCGAGCCAGAGCCGTCGTTGGCGTCAGTCCAGATGGTGCGCCAGGAGGACCACGAAGTGTTGTAGCCCCGGGTGTACGGCTGGCCAGAAACGAAGTGAGTCGCTAGCTGACCTGTGACGTTCCCATCGTTTCCAAAAGTTACGATTGCGTGGTGTGCGTTTGTCGGATTGCTGGAATTGGGGTCTACCCTTCTGCTTGAGGGGGTGGTGTAGTTTGGGCTTGTTGTGTCCGAAAGTTGCCGCATGAACCCAGCTGCCTGAACACCATCAAGCAGGTCTGCATCTAAGCCTGACCCAGAGCCGTCATTACCCGCCCGCCAGTAGGGGTCGGTGGTCCCTCCTCCGATGTAGTTGTATATCTGACCGTCGAAGTGAACAGGCTGATTGAAGTAAAACTTGCCTCTGTCCGTTGAGAAGTGGCTATACGTCCCGTTCATAGGACCAATATCTACATAGCCACTATTGGTCGTTATGCGTAAAGCGTTGCCAGAGCCTTGGCTTAGGGCGGTGTTAGCGTTGTTTACGCGGATGTCGCTGCTTGTGATGCTTCCATTAAAGACGACGTCGTTGCTGCTGTAGGGGTAGTAGAAAACCTCGGTTCGCGTTCCGGCATCTAAACGATAAAAGGTAATTGCGTCCGATGTTTCTCCGCTGACAAATGCGGGGGACCCATCGCCGTTATATGAGATGCCCCCGCCGTAGTTATCGGCTTGTCCTACCTCAATCGCGCCGGTTCCCTGACCGTCTCCGTTCGCCCTGATTAACGCCAATCCTTCGTTATCACACTTTACGCTGAGCGTTGTGCTGGTGCCGTTGTCTACCGTGAGGTTCCCGCTGATTGTGTCGCTGGTGTCAGACCGCAGGAACTGTGAGCTATTCAGTCCATCAAGAAGATCAGCGTCTAAGCCAGAGCCGGAGCCGTCGTTGGCTGCGTGCCAGATTCGGTACTTAGCTGCGCCTCTGGACCAGCCGCCCCAGAACAAATCATTAGTGGTGCCGTCAAGACCGAAATAGCCTGCGTAGTCACCTGAAACGTGGAACGTCATAAAGGCGTCAGTATTTGCGGTAGGCGAATACACCTCTAAGCTGGATTGACTACCACTGGTAGATGCTCCGTTTGTGTTGGAGTACCAGCTAGTTTTGCTGGTATAGGCGATGCTCTGATTAGTGTCACTACGAAGGAGTACGCTGCCCTGAATGCCGTCAACGGTGTCAGCATCAAGACCTGATCCGACGCCGTCCACCGTCTTTATTTTTGTCAGAACGTCAGCAGCGGTGTAGGAAGATGAAGGCAGCTTTGCATCGAGCGCAGCCTGGAGCCCGTCCACATTAGCGATGACGTGGTTGTGGCTGTCGTCAGCAATCGTGGTGGCAAGAGTCGCATTCGCAGAGCCGTCCCAGGAGACAGAGCCCGTAACGTCCCCAGATAGAGCTAGGGTTCGGCTAGTCGTCCAGGCATCTGCGTTGGGGTGGTAGCCGTCAGTGAATACGCGGTCCCCAGAGGTATAGTTCGCTCCACCGTTCGGGTTGTGACGAAGTGCGCCCTGCACCTCAGACATATAGGCGTCGGCGCCGAACCCGGACTTATTGTCCGTTCCCGTACCTTCCCCGAGCTCAAGGCGCTCCGCCAGGACCTCAATTATGTAGGCACCAGAATGGTCAATGGAGATATGGGGCTTGCCGTTAGCCCCAACAATGAATTCAGGGTGGTTGCTGCTTACCCCGCTTTGGTAGGTGACATTAACCTTCCACGTTCCGTTCTCATTCCAGTAAACGGCAGTCGCGCTCTGGTCCGTGCCAGTCGCGGAGATATGGGCGTGGAAGCGATACGCACCACCATTCGGAAGCGAGTTGCCATCGTGGTAGAGCAGCTCTTCTGGGTTGTTTAACGAAACGGTGTAGTTCCGCTTCCAGACGTGAAGGTCGTCAGAAATAGAGTAACCGCCTTCCGCGAAGACAAGTCGTCCGGTAAGCGTGTCGCCGGTAACGTTTACGAAGCGAGTATCGGCTTCCGTCTCTGTGTAATAGCGCCCGTCGTGAGTGTGGCTGTCGTCAGTCACGGTAACGGTTAATGTCGCGCTAGCAAGATCTGCTAGCGTTACTGAGCCAGAGGCATCCCCTGCCAGGGTTATCACCGGATCTGGCTTGTTCTGAACGTCAGCCCAAAGGGTGACGCTCGCCTCGTCCGCGAGATCGTTAAGAAGCGCAGCGGTTACCCGGAGCTGGACGAAATCCCCAGAAGAGAATGCCTGGGCAGTGGTCCCGTCCTGACCCCGAGTAACCGTCAGCGTGTTTGAGGAAATCGCCGTGACTTTGACGATCTCAAGATTCCCAGACGTATCCTCTAACGTGACATAGGTGTGGTCTCCAGGCGTAAGCGCTGGGAACACTGACCCGTCAGCAACCGAAATACTGGTTGCAGCAGCGGTTATGCCGCTAGCTAGAGTCGTCTGAGCATTATTTGAGAATCGAATCGCCATAGCGTCCTCTTAGTGCAGAAGGGGTTTAGCTGACAGTCACGGTCCAGGTGATCGTGATCGAGTCATTCGCCCCTTTGTTCACTACCGCAAAGGTCGTTCGGCAAAGCATGTCGCCACCGCTCGAGGCGTTGAAAAGACCAGCCTCTACGATTGCCCCGGTGCCAGTGCCCGCAGCGAAGGACGCGACATAAACTACGTCTGCGCCGGTAACCGTGGTGCTGGTGAGCGTTACCCGAGCAGCCTCAGACCCAAGGGTCGTGTTGCCTGCCGCAGGAGAGGTGCTATCAGTGCCGATTGCCATGTGGGACATCTCATTGGACGACACACCTGCCATCCGAGAAGCCACAAACTCTTTGCCAGCCGTCACAACGAGGTTGGGGACCTCGCGCACCGTCTGACCGTTGACCGCGATGGTCAGCTTGCCTTTCAGGCTGAGATCATCCTTGATCATTGCCATACCTCGTTAGTTGAGCGGCGCCGCGTTCAAAGTGCTCCCGCCCAATGCCTTGGCGCCTTCAAACACATGCAGGGCGAGAGTTTCGTTTACGGTCGGGCTGTCCTCGAGGGACTTGCCGACCGCCAAGATTTGATCGTCTGCAAACGAGAACACGTTGGTTTTGGTCTCAACGTGCTGCTCCGCGACGGAGATCAGATCGTCAACGGTGAACGCATCGGTAAAGGTTCTGGAGAACGATACCGTGCGGGAAAGAGAGTCCGTGACGATGGTGGTTTCTGTTTTCGGCAGAAGGATCGAGAGAACATCCTGATCCCCCATGCCCAGGCTCTCTGAGAGCGCCTTGGCGCCGTCGTAAGAGAGCGCCTCACTCATGGTGGGGGCGTCATCTAACGCCTTGCCTGCCGCCCAGGACAGCTCCTCAGAGGGGGCTACGTCATCACTAAAGCCCCGGACAAAGACAACATCCCTGCTGAACGTGTCTGCCACGGAGAACCCGTCGTCCGCGACGGTTGCGTAATCAAGTGCCAGCTCTTCGCCTAGGTTCGCCGCGTCAGCGTAAGCCGCATCGAAATCAAACAGGTGGTCCTCTGAAAGCGCAGGGGCGTCGAAAAACCCCTTTCCGGTGAGGATAGTCTGAGAATCACCAAGCGGACCAAAGGCGTCACTAAATACGGTCGCGAAGCTGAGAGCGTGATCCTCAACGATCAGGGGCTGATCTGCCGCTATCGTTGAGTAATCCAGCGCGTGATCCTCAGAGATCACAGCCTGATCGAAGTACCCGGGCTCGATGTCTAGGAACTGGGAGTCAGCGAAGGAGACCGACTCAACAAAATCTCGGAAGATCTCCAGGCGAAGGATCACGTTATCCAGCATGACCGCTTCGTCTTGCTCGACCTTGCCTGTCAGAAGAACAAGCTCTTCTATCAGCTCGCCAAGCTGATCATTAAACGGCTTGCCGACCTCAAGGGATGGGAGATCAGAAAGCCCAAAGTTGTCCCGGAGGTAGCGGTTCAAGGCGCCCACGAGGAGCGCGATGTTCGTCGCGGAGACAGATACCCAGCTGGTCAGCGCAGCCGGGGCGCTAAAGCCGATGAAGGATGCCAGCTCTCGAAGGGCGAGAGACGCCCGAACATCGAGGCGCTTCACCTCAGGAGCAGTGACCTGCTCAAGCTTTATGTTGGCGGCAGAGAGCCTCGGCGCGTCAACCGATAGCGTTACGCGGCGCCAGCCAGTGACTAGCGCCCGCAACATTAGTCGAAGTCCTCCCGGACCCGAATGCGGATCAGGTCATAAACCGTTTGCACACCCCCGGTGGCAAAGGTGACCTCAAGCTCCCCCTCGAAGATCCCCGCTTCCGTTAGCCCGCCACCGGAGAAGTCAGTGATGCACTCCCCTCCTTCGGCGTCGCTGACCGTGCAAGTCAACGTTGTAGTCACAGTGCTGGAGCCCGCCTGCCGAAGGCGAAGGCGGACGGTGCATCCGGTGAGATCGATCAGCTCCCAGGTGTCAGGATCTTGGGGGTCAAGCTCGAACCCCTCCCGCGCCTTGTTGCTGTCCTTCAGCGTGAAGGTCAGCTCAGGGAGAGTGTCGCCAGCTACGAGATCAAGGGTTTCGCTGTAAGCCATAGCTAGAATCCAAAGGGTCGGTAGTTGGCTCGAAGGGAAGCGCCGCCAAAACCAAACTTGACCACGCGCTGGATACGCGAGGTCTCCCGCTCGTAGCGCCGCTCGAAGAAGATCGCCCTATCAGTGTCCGTCCAGGCAACGTCAGCCTGGAGGAGAACCCGGGCAAGAGCGCCAGCAATGATTGCGTCCTTGTATTCGTAGCCAATCGTGTCCGGGATGGACCCAGCTGAACGCAAGGGCTTGAGCGAGTAGATGACCTTCGCCGTTTCGTTCTCCGACGGGATCGGAGCAACATAGAACAGAGTGTTGTCCGGGGAGCCGTAATACTTGGGCTTGCCTCCGGTATCAGCGATCTGAACCTTGCGAATGTCCTCAAAGCTCGCTGCCGCCATCTCTTCCTGACCGCGCATCACCTGAAGAATGTGATTGACCTCAAAGCCTCGAGGCGCGCTCAAGCTGTACTCATCGATGTTGGCGACAAAGAAAATGTCTTCCTCGACCTTGTACGCATCGGTGCGCATGAGGAAGTCGATGGCTGCGTCCCGAAGCCCCTCGTCCAAAATGAACTCAGGGCACCCGGGAGCTAGCCGACGCATTTCAGGATAAAGGTCTTCCCACTTCATCGGGGTCCCCTATTAGGCTCGACCTTGATTCCGGTCAGGACCAGCAGGCGCAGGCGTCACGGCAGCGTCAATCTGCATCTTCACGCCGAGGCTGTTGGCGAAGTTTTGAAGGTGCAGCTGCGCTCGCTCGAGGTTCCCTGCGTACTCCGTGTCCTTCGAGTAAGCCCGGAACAGGACGTAATCCAGAAGCGGGTTGGAGTAAACGTCGTCCAGCCCGATCACCGTGGTGGTGATATCACTGAGATCATTGTCGTCACCCGTGCTCGAAACGATAGCCGTCGGCGCCGTGCTGTACACGATCTCGATCTGCACAGTGTCCTGGGGCTTCTGGTACAGATAAAAAGTCTTCGGATCCCGGGGGTCATACACGAAGTGCTTGACCTCGAGCGCGCCAGACGAAGGCTCGTTGTGCCAGGTAGGCAGCTGCTCATCCAAAACCTGGCGGCTCACCTGGGTGATAACCCGACCGTTCACGTTGCGAACAACGTCGATCAGGCGGAGCGCCGCAGCAGGCAGCGTCTGCTTGCTCGAAGCCGCACAGGTGAAGTTCTCATTCACCGTCTTGGCGTCCGGGCGGTGCAGCACCACCTCGCGTTGCGCGTCGTTGAAATAGTCGAGCAGCTCGCCTTTCGTCCAACGGACATTGCTAGTGTCCTGAATGATGCGGCTGGCACGATCCAGAATATCGAGGACCTTTACGGTAGCCATTACTAATCACTCCACTCGATGATTTCGAGATCGGGGTTGCCCTGAAATAGGGGGTTCCAGCCGAACTCATTGCCAGTCTTGATGTTCCGAACACGCTTCGGGGCGCGCTCCTTCATCGGCTCAGGCTCGGGAGCTAAACCCCCGTTCCTGCGCAGATTTTCTAATTCGTGCATGAGAGCTGCATGCTTCTTGGTGAGATCGAGGGCGACCCCGAACTCCTCCATAGCCGTCTCAAAGATCTCGTCCTTGGTCATGTAACTCATGCGGTCCTGTGCCTCCGGGTCGTCCGCCGGGCGCTAGCCGTCTGGCGGCTATGCTGCTTACCCTTCTTGGTGTCCTCGCGCTTCTTTCTCGTCGTCGCCGCATATTCCTCTTTCGACATAGCGGCAATCGCCTTCTTCGGGAGGTAGCGCTCTCCCGTAGCACTGGGACCCTGAGTCGAGTTTTTCCCGCTCCTGGTCCTCCACTCCTGCTCAGTCCACTTCTTCAGGGACTTCTGGGTCTTCTTGACCGCCATCAGTCTCGATACCCCCCGCCGTTCGCCTTGTACTCACGAGCCAGCATTTGGGCTTTCCTGGCGGACCACTGCCCGGGCTTGCCGCCCTTGTCGCCAGCGAGGATCTTTTCGTAAAGACGCTTCCGCATAGCGGGCTTGGTGTAGTTGCCTGCCTCGTTTACGCGGGACTTCTTCTGTACAGCCATAGATCCTCCAGAAACGGGGTCCCCCGAAGGGGACCCCTAGCCTGCTTAGGCAGACTTGAGCTTCAGCAGAACGCCGCAGTCGGGGGTCACGACCTTGTAGCCGTAGACCTTGAGACCACGCACGCCGTCACCGAAGGTGCTCTCAAGCCGCACGGTCTCCGTCTTCACGAACTGAGAAGCGAAGGTTGCGAACTTGGGATGACCTGCAAGGCAGAAGGTCTTGCCATCGTCAGCGCCGCCGGAGCTATCCACGTTGAGCAGGTTGGAGGACATGACCTTGAAGCGGTCGATGTTCCCCACCACGCCATTGCGGATCGGAGAAGCGCTGTCGCCCGTCAGGTAGGCGAGCTTGAGGTCAGACTTCTTCAGCATCTCAATCGCCCACGGGGGGAGAAGAATGAAGCGGTCGGAGTCAGGGATGTTCAGCTCGTCCATGCGGCGAGCAGCCTCAAGCACTGCATCGAGGATCGTGGAAGCCGTAACGGCACCATCGTCCACGGTGCTGGTTGCGCCGGTCACGACGTTCGCGAGGAAGTCGGTCTCGACGGCAATGCGCATGGACTCGGAAGCATCCTTGGAAGCCTCGGTCCAGTAAGCGATGTCGCTTTGTGCGCGCTGGATGTCATCCACCTTGAACGCGTAGCTCTTCGCCTTGTCGATGAGGAGCTCGATGTTCGAGGTCGTAACGTCCTGGTAGGAGATCGTGCCAGTGTAGTCGGCAACGGTCACGTTCGGGACGGTGCGGATGATCACCTTGTCGCCCTGCCCGGAGATCTCACCTTCGTAGTCGGTGTTCGAGACCATGGGAAGAACGGAACTTGCGTAGAACTTTGCTTGCAACTTCTTGGAGAAAATCTCCGGGACGAAGTTAGCAGCACCACCAGTCGGAAAAGCAGCCATGTGTCACCTCCAATGTGATCACAAAAGTTGATTTATCCCCTGACCCGACCTTCGAGCATGGCTTTGTCGATCTCAGCTTCGTACTTCAGAAACTCGTCTGTAGTCATTCGCTGAATATCGGACATCGACCAGACCTTCTTGCCTGCGTCAGGGTCCGGTTTGCGCGCCTTGGGCAGCTTCGGCTCGGAGACTTTCCGCGCCTGTTCCACCTTCGCTTCGCGCTTCACCTGCGGCTTGACGACCATTCCCATTGCATCTTTGTAGCGAGTCAGGAGCTCATTCACTTCGTCTGCACTTCCTTCCCCGGCAATGCGTTGCCAGGTCGGGCTTTGCCGCTCGAGCCAGCCTTCCCAATCCTCAGTGGCGATAACCTCTGAGAAGTCAGGATGGACAGCCCTGATGGCTGCAAAATGTGCGTCGAGGACAGCTTTTTGATCTCGCTCCTCAATGCTTGAAACGGTCTCTCCCACGCGACCCTCGAGAACTTGTAGGCGCTTAATCAGGGGTCCTACCACTTCCGGGTAGTCCTTCATAAGCTGCTCTAGGTCCTTGTCCCCGAGCTCCGTGGTCGGCTCAGCACTGCTCGCCTTGGTCTTGGCTGAACGTTCCAGATCGCTGATGCGTTGCTCAGCTTCCTTCAGGTCCTTCCGTAACCGCGACGCCTCCTGCGTTGCCTTTGTCATCCGCGCCTGGGCATTCTTGTAGCGCTCCTCCCAAACACTGGAGGGGGCATCCTCCTGGGAGTCAGAGTCCTCTGCTTCGCCGCTTTCTGCTTCGGGCTCTGGATCAGTGTCCGCAGCCTCCACCGTTTCCTCCTGATCAGAGGGGGTGGGTTCCTCGGATTCCTGCTGCTCAGTCGGCGTTTCCTCCTCGGCTTCCTCCGTCGATTCGTCCGATTCGGGGGCGTTCTGAGCCGCCATCATCTGTTGAAACAATTCGTCTGCTTCGCGCTCCAATGCTTCAGGATCGACCTTTGCCATCACTGGCTCCTTTCAACCGGGGCACCATCCGTGGTGCGTATCCGAATGAGCGCTATTTGCGCTCGCCTTTGAGAACTCGCTCTGCGATGTCCTCAATTTCTAGGAAGAAGCCAAGCTCCTTGGCTCTTCCCTGGAGCCGCTGGTAACCATCCCCAGCGGTTTCCAATTCATTCCTTACGGCTTCACGCCGCTGGCGGAGCTCCTGGAGGAGGTCCTCCCATTGGTCCGGGCACCGCGCCCGGAGGAACAGGACCGCCTGCGCCGCCTTGGGCGAGAGCCATTGCCGCATTGATTTCCTCCTGAGAAATCAGCGCACGCTCGGGATCAATGTCCATCGAACGCGCAATGTCCTGGATGATCTCGCGCCAGTTGAGGATGCTCGCCACGGGACCGGCTTGACCGGCGATCTGCATGAACTGGAGCAGGCGCTGGCTCTGGATCTCCTTCTGGACCAGAGCGGTGCTACCCCGCGCGATCACCCGGAAGTCGCCCTTGACGTACTCCTTGTCGTTCCACTCCATGTTCCACGCATAGAGGGACTGCATCATCGGCTCGAGCATGTAGTCATCGATGTTCTTGATCGTGCTCTTGAGCGCGATATTCGCGTTGTTCATGAGCATCGACACGCCGGTCGCCGTCTTGTTCATCGAATCGGTCTGCTGCCCGTGGGTGTAGGACGGCAGAGAGGTCGTTTCGTCAGCAAAACGGCGGAAGAGCTCGATGATGTTCCCGAGCCCGCTGTTGTTCGTGTTCGCCTGGTAGAAGCGAACCATGGGAGCTCCAGGGTCGCCCCCTTCCCGGAGGAAGATCCGCCAGGGGTGGAGGTCCTGGGGGTCTTCCCCAGCCGCCAGCAGGTCCGTATTCACCTCGACCATGGGACCGGAGCTGATTGCCTGGTTATCCAGGAAGATCCGGATCGCCGCATTCATGGTGCTCTGGCTGTCACGCATCATGCGCGGCACGCCGATACCCCAGAACTGGTGCGGAACCTTCTCGTAAGGCGCAATGTGGTACGGAATTTTACCGTCCGGGATGGGCGAGATGCGCGCCATCAGGACTTCGCCGTTCGCAATCCACACATTCGCGGCGTATTCGGCGTCTTCCTCGAGGACGATGACCGGATCGTTCATATCCGCCAGCTCGTCCTCGGTAAGCTCCTCAAAATCGTCGATGGACATGCCCACGCCGACCTCTAAGAGCTCTGCTCCGGAGAGGGATCCCCAGAACTCGAGCACCTCATAGCGGTGTTCGCTGCCGTATACGGTGTTAAGCCCCGCCATTTCGCGGCGCTCCCGCTCGTGGTCCTTCTCGTAGTAGGTCCCTTTGCGGTTATCGCGGATGATTCGGTCCACGGAGTCCGTATCGAACCCGGGCAGATCCCCGAGCTCGCGGAAATGCTTGCGCGAAAGCCGGTGACGGCGGAAAAACGCAGAGCAATCCTCCATCGAGGTGGAGTACGGCTCCGGATAGCAGTCAAAGATCGACACGCTCTCGAAGTCAGGCTTGGGCACCTCCTCATACATGAGGGCGTGCATGCCATCTTCGCTCTTCAGGTAGCGCTTGCGCCGGTCAACGCGGGTTCCGCCAGCCTTGATGCAGCCGGATCCGAAGATCACGAGCTCCATGAGGGTCTCTTTGAGCATCTGCTCGACGTTCGCCTCGACCATCTGGTCTTCGACTTCGATCTCCATCTCCGCCGCAGCCATCGCGGCGTCCTCGTTGATCTCTTTCTGGATCGCCTTGCGGAGCTCGTTGCGCCGCGCAGCAATGAGGTCAGGGTATGCCTCGCCTGCGACCTGCATGATTTCCATCAATGCGGTCTGCTTGATCTTGGCTTCCTTGACCGGGTCGATTTCGGCGACCGGAGTCGGCGTAAAGCTGAACCAGCGCTCGCCACGCTGGAAGAGAAGGTCAACGATACGGCTGTAGGCACTCATGACCTTGGTCCGAGTCAGCCCGATATAGACACGAGAGCGGTTCGGGTCCAGCCTTTCCAGGACATCACGCTCATATTGCGCGTTGTACTGGCGCAGATCCCGCAGCCACTCGTCCTCAATGGTGTCCCGGGCGTCCTCGAACTCCTTGAACATCGTTTGGAGTCGAGCTCCCAGGCTCGCCATCGCGACGCTATCGTCGCCCTCTTCCTCAAAAGGGGCGGGGCGGTCGTCCATGACCTCTTCTAACTGGTCCATCAGTACCCCGCTGAAGTCGGTGCGTTCCAACGCTCACGCTTTTCCCGGCGGTAGCGCTTCCTCGGCATGGTGTTGAGCCCATGCAACGCAATGGCATACGCCATCACACAATCGTCGTGACACCCCTGCTGGGCGTTGATACGTCCCGCGTCGTCAATGACCAGGGTTCGCATCTCCTCAAGGGTTTCGCGATCCACAATCCCCGACTCCCCTTGCCGCAGCAGCGCGCGAAGGTTGTCGAGAATCAGGGGCTTGGTCTTCGAGGTTGTCAAAAACCCAGCCCGCCTCGTCGTCTTGTCTGCATAGGCACCATCCAAGGTGTGATCCACATACAGACTCGAATAACCCAGGTCCTGAAGCCGTCTGATCAGCGTCAGACCGTGGTTATTGCGCTCGATTATTAGGTAAGCCTTTGAAAACCTGCGTCCAAGTTGGACAACAGTCTCAGCAAATTCGTATGGGTCCACATGCCCGCGCCACGTTGCGCACTGGTTGCCCTCCTGGTCGAGCACCTGGCAGACCGTGTAGTCCCCATGCACAAGCCCTTCCGATACGTCGATGCCGATGCAATAGGCTTGCTCATGCCTGGGCTCGATAAACTCTGCGTAGCGACCGTGGGGGTTGTCGTAGATCTGCCCCGTGTCAGCAATGATTTCCCCGCGCAGCCGGGGGGAGAAGCACTCAATGGCGGCGCGCTCGATGTCCTTCTCGTCGATGAAGCGGCGCCCGCTGAAGAGGAACGCTTCCTCTGGGGTCGAGGGGTACTCCTGGCGGAAAAGATCCTCAGAGCCAAGCTCATCCATCTTCCTCCGCCTAAACATGATCTGCTCAGGGGATAGCTTGTATAACCCCATCAACCGATCTTCGTCCGGCGTCGCCTTAAAGTACGGGTTCACCTTCGCCCGATACTCCGGCATCCAGAACCAGGGGATGAACACTACCTGCCAGTCCCCCTCCCCCCTCAGGGACCTCATGATCTGCGTATGGAACCAATCCCCTACCCCATTCGCCGTGGACTCGAGGATCACCTCCGAGCCCGTAGGGGGCGCTGTCTGAAGAAGACCAGCAACGATCTCGTTCTGATGGGGATAAAAAGCCACCTCTGAGCCGTGGACGAAGCGGTTAGTGCCCGACCGACCAACCTCGACTGAGCGCGCCGTACCAATCCGGTAGCTGGAATTGAGGTCAGCAAACTCGAGACCCGTGATGGTGCTCGACTTCAGAGGTGGGGAAAACATGGGGTCCGGCACGTTGTCATAAAACGTCCGAACCATGCGGAAGAGGTTCGCCGTGGCATCCGAAAGGTGAGATAGAACGAAGGCATTGCTGTTCTTCGTCCCCGTCACCTTCCAGAAGAAGCGCCCCTCGGTGTAAGTGGAGATACCTACCTGCCGCGCCTTTATAACCAGAGCACGCACATAACCCTTCTCCTTCCACTGGCGCTCGAGGAGAGAGTCCATCAACAGCTGCCCGCGATTCAGCTTGAACGGCACGATAGAGCCGTCCTTCCCCACTACCCGGAGCACATGCTGAGCGTAGAGGGGAAAGCTCGTCTTGAGCTTCTGAAGCGCCTGGAGCTTTTCGTTCAGAGCAGAACCCCAAGCATCCGACCCAGGGTCCCGATCCAAATCCGGATCCCGTTCGCCGTGTGCTCAACGTCAAAGCGGAAGAAGTCGGTCGAATCCATGGGAGACTGGATCGCCCCAATGGATACGCCGAAAGACCGGACGTTGATCCCGGTAGCCGCCCGCCAGCGAAGAGACACAAGGCTCAGCTCGAACTCGCCGCCGCGCAGCATCATGGCGGGACTCGCCCCGCGTATAACTTCAAATTTCATTCTCAATCTCCTCAAGAACCGCCGCCGCAATGCGGTCGAAGTCCTTGCCGCTCAGCTGGTCCGTAACGTCCAGCTCGCCCACATACACCCGGATCTCTAGCTCCGCATCCCAGCCCTCGTGGCACAGCTCAGGGATCGCCGTGTAAACCCCACTGCGCCCGGGCACATAGTCCAAGACCTCCACCTTCATCGAGATCTCTTGGTCAAGCTCTACGGATTGCATGCGCCAGCCTCCTCGAACGCGCTATCCAATTCTTCTCAGCGGACTCCCAGCCCAGCTCCTCGCCCACCTTCTCCACCGCATCCGCGATCTCCTCGCGGACAATTCGGCGGATCAGAGCACCGAGTCCATCATCACAGTCTCCGCCGCCCTCAAGGCGAAGATCGCCTCCGCTATCTCCATCGCTGTAGTCCCGAGGACAATAGACCCGTGTTTCGTAATGCCCACCGCTACGCATTGCTCTACCCCCGCTTCGACCATCTTGTCGATTAGCTCTTGAGGAGAGGTCCCGTTCCCTGGAAACCGCACCACGTTGTCAGTCACGCCATTCCTCCCAGAGCCATGTAAGGCAAACGACCAAGCCCGCAAACCACATGGGGAGGATGACGACTCTCGTTGAGATCTCCGCTCCATCAATCTGAAAACTTGCAAGAACAATGGTTGCGACGTAGCAACCCAGAACCAGCCAATGAACCGCACTCACTTCTCGACAAAGAACGGAAAGATCACCTCCGCCCTCCAAGCTCGCCGGTTCCCAGGCAAACGCTCCTGAGGCGGCAACTGACCACGCCGGACCATCGAACGAACCGTCTGCGGCGAAAGCCCCCGAACATCCGCAAAATCCTTAGACTCAACCCACTCCCCCAGGAAGTGCCGGAGCGGCTTCCCGGTCAGGATCGTTTCCGCCAGGTACGCAATTTCCTTACTCAACACCTTCCTCCAGAGAACGGTTACCAGGGACAGCTGCCCCCTCAGGACAGTTTTCAGCGGATACTTCCCGGGCTTCGGAACACTTTTCTGCGCCAACCTGTAAGGACTCGTTACAAGTTGCGACCCCTCTTGCCTTTGCTATTGCAGCGCGGGCTGCTACGCGAGCAGGGTCATCTGACACAGCTGGCACGCCTGCGGTGCGCTCAAGATTTTCCAAAGCCTTCAGCAACTCCTTGTTCTGGTCCTCTAGCCCTTTGATGCGCGCAGCCTGCACGTTCAGGATCACGCCATCGCCTGCTTTGAGGGCGTCGTCCATCGTGACGTAATAGCGCTCGTCGTCGCGCCTAATCTTCCAGCTCATCGCTCGCTGTCAGCTCCCGTCATTTCGTATACCCAAAGGGGACTAAATCGAACAAAGTCACTCGTCCAACCCAAGGCGCGCCATGATCAAAATCGCGCCAGCAAGGTCGATAGCCTCAACAGGCGTCATGAGGATGTCCTTGTGCTCGGGGGTGACCTTCACTAGCCCGTCCTGCTCGAGCTCAATCCGAACCCTGTCCCCGTCCATGTCCAACTCAACAGCTTCCATACCGCCTCCTAACGCCCCGTATCGTGGGGCTGACGGCTAAGTCACCGGGAGAGAAGAAGACCCAGCCCCAGCTGCGGGTGTTGTTTCGTATGCGCTCACGACCGCCCGCTGCGCGAGCCAACCACACGAAAGCGTGGATGCGGTAATCATGAAAGCGATTCGCTCGGTTGTAACCCCTACGGGACCAAAAGGGTCCTAGGTACATGGGTACAATGGGGGGTTTTTGGGTACTAAGGGATGGGTTTTTTTAATTTTTGGGGTGGGTGTTGTGAGGGGCATACCTCCTAACGCGCGGGCGGGTGGGGGGGGGACCCGTGCGCGCGCGTACCCCCCCGTGCGGGCGCCCAGGCACGCGCGAAGATGCCGCCAGACCGACCACAACCTGCCCTAGGTTGCAGTCGGGAAGGCTAAGTCGCTGTTTCTGTTGACGTTTTCCGCTAGATCTCCGACCAGTTCGCGAGCTCCTCGCCCGCTCCGCCCCCGTTTCGCGCCTCTTCGCGGATGCGCTCCGCCTGTCCCTCGATGGTTTCCCGGGCAATGTCCGCCCAGGCGAGCCCCTGGTGCGTGTGCCTGACCTCCTCAGGGGCAAACGCGCCTATTGCCCGCGCCATATCCTCGAGGGCGCGCAGCCGATCCTGGGTTTTCTGGCTCGGGGAGTCGGCGATATCCCGCCAGGACCGCATCAGGTAACCCCTCCCAACCCCCGCCGCGATCCTCTGTTCCTCCATTTCCCTCACGATGGCGTCCTGGACATGAGCCCGCCTCAGCATCCGGTAGGCTTGCGTGCCTGCCCCTGCCGGAGCGTACCCGGCTCGAATGGCTGCCCCGGTAGCGTCAGCCCCTCCGCCTCTCATGTACTCCAGGACGAAAGCAGCTTCCCTGGGTTTCATTTCCTGGCGAGCCACCATCCCCTCGAGCCATCCCTTTGACCTGTACTCCTGGAACCATTGAAAAGCGTCCTCGGGTTCTCTGTCTTCCTCCCCTTCTACGTCTACCAGGAAAGCATCCCCGGCAGGTGCGCCCACTGGGTTTTTTTCCGCCGCTTCCCTCTCGGCACGAGCCGCCGCTAGTTCGCTGAAAGCTTCCCTTTCTTTCTGTGCCATCCGGTTTCCTCCCGGTTCTATCAATTCCCGCCGTTATAGCAAAACATTCTAGGAGGACCAAAGGGAAAGCATTCCCCCCTGGGTACAGCGAGAGTATGCTCCTTCCCACTGAAAGCGATTCTTTCAGTGCGACACCCTTTCAACAATGGAGCACGACCAATGCAAACGACCCAGACCAGCCAGCCGCAAAATAGCGCCCTCCTCATCCAGGACCGCGACAGCCTAAACAGCGCCTTTCTCGGGGTCCTTACCCTTGCCCGGGAGGTCGGCGTGAATTCCGCGTTCCGACTCCTCGAGCTCCGGGGCGGAGTGTTCTGCCCCCAGGACCAGAGCTTGATCGAGCTCGAGCTTCGGGACTATTTCGTGAACAGCGACATGCCCGCTCTCCTCGCCCTAGACGGGCAAACCCTCTCAATTCTTTACGGGCTCGCCGCCCGCGCCGCCATGCACCGAGCGCTTGAGGTTGAGCATGCTCACCGCGCCTTCCGGGTGCAGGCGCAAGCGATCGTTTCCCAGGAGGAGGCATAAGCCATGGCTAAGCAAACCACTCACGAAATCGTGACCGCCCATATCGTCGCCGCCATCGAAGCAGGCGCGCCCACCTTTCAAATGCCTTGGATTCGGGGCGCCGCCGCTGGCGCTCCCGTGAACGTCGCCAGCCGCAAGGCTTACCGGGGAATCAATACCCTGATGCTCTGGGGCGCCGGGATGCAGTACACCTCGAGCACCTGGGGAACCTTTAAGCAGTGGAAAGACAAGGGCGCCAGCGTCCGGAAGGGTGAGAAGGGAACCCCCGTGGTGTTCTTTAAGAAACTCGACGTCACCAAGGAGAACGCCCAGGGCGAGCAGGAGCAGCGCCAGGTCGCACTGATCCGGCACTCATTCGTCTTTAACGCCGACCAGGTGGACGGGTACGAAGCACCCGAGGCGCCGGAGCCCCGCCAGGACCTCACCGAGCGCCTGGCGAACGTGGACCGTTTCTGCGCTAACACGGGAGCACGCATCGAGCATGGTGGCGTGCGGGCTTTCTACCGCCCGAGCACGGACCATATCCAGATGCCCCCTCGAGAGCTTTTTACCGGCACCGACACGAGCACCGCCACGGAATCTTACTACTCGGTCCTCCTTCACGAGCTCACCCACTGGACGGGAGCCCGTCACCGGGTGGACCGCCTCGAGCTCAAGAGCCGTAAGGGCTACGCCTTCGAGGAGCTAGTGGCAGAGCTCGGCGCCGCGATGCTTTGCCAGTCCCTCGAGATCACCCCCGAGCCCCGCCCGGATCATGCCGCCTACCTCGCAAGCTGGCTCGAAGCGCTGAAGAACGACGACCGCGCCATCTTCAAAGCCGCCGCCGAGGCGCAAAAGGCTTGCGACTACCTCGAGGCACTCCAGGCAGCCAACACCAACCAGGAGGCGGCGTAAGCCGCCCAGGAGCCGAGCCAATGAACCCCTTTGCCCAGTCCCTCGCCCTCACCCTGGGGGCGATCCTCGAGAGCCACGAGAAGCACCACAACGCCGCCCTCCTCGCCCTAAGCGAGCGAGTCCGCCGCGCAGCCGCAGCCCTAAATGATGGGCTCGAGCCCACCGCAGACCGGAACGGCATGATGCACGCCCCTTGCGACGGGTACCTTTGGAGATACCAGGACGGCGACCAGGAGATCACGGAGCGCTATATGGGGGGGCAGTTCCTCCCGACCCCGAGCGAGACCGAGAAGCTCCGGCAGCGCTTTAGCGTGCGCGGCGCCCTTCGCCTCGAGCGCGTGCCCCTCGAGCTCGCCGAGGAGCTTTTCCGGGAGACCCTGCACCTTCGCCGCCCTGGGGTTTTCTCCCTGGGGCTGGGGCAGGAGTTCGACACCCCCGACGACGGGCGATGCTGCCATCTCTACCTCGAGACCAGGAGCGCCGCTGCCCGGGAATCCTTCGCGGAGTTCATTGACGAGCAGGTCTACGCACCCCGACGCGCCGAGCTCGAAGAGCGCGAGAAGGCAGAGCGGGAAGCCTTCGAGAACGCCGAGCCCTGCCCCGAGGGTCGCGTGACTGTCACCGGAAAGCTTCTCGGATGGAAAACCCAGGAAACCCGCTACGGCACCACCTGCCGCTGCCTGGTCCAGGACCGCCGAGGCTTCAAGGTATGGGGAACCCTGCCCCGGGCATGGGATGAAGCGAAGAGAGGCTCCCCCGTGACTTTCTCCGCCGAGCTCACCCCCTCCCGGGATGATCCCAGGTTCGGGTTTTTCAAGCGCCCCACCAAGGCGCAGATTCTCGAGGAGGAGGCAGCATGAGAGCTTTCCTGGTCACCTTCGAGCGCTTCACCCCGGAATCCCTCGAGCACGGCGAGGCGGAAGAGTCCGGCGTGCTGTACGAGAGCGCCAGCCTAAGGGAGGCGGTGGAGGAGCTCAGCTACGCCGCCGCCGGAATCCACGCGAGCGAACACCCCGCCGTTTCCCCCGCGTGGATCACGGGCGCCTATACGCACAACGACCCAGGCACGGGGGAATTTGGGAACCTCTCCTTGCATTTCCCCGCCCATATCACCCCCGCATCCCGGCGCCGCGTGCTGCGCCTGTTGCAGCGATAGGAGCCGAGCCCATGAGCCGCAAACAATCTCACCGCGTGGTCATGATCTACGACGCGAGCCACGCCTGGCTCCGCGTCCGAGCCTGGCACCTCGCCCGCCTGGGGATCGCCCAGCAGATCAGCCGCTACAGCTACGAGGATCGGCAGGGGTACGCCTACCTAGAAGAGGACTGCGACGCCCCCCGGTTCCTCGCCGCCGCCGAGGCTGCCGGGGAACCCGTGACCGTGACGGAGCGCGACGACGGGGGGCGCTCCCGGGTCCGGGACCTGGACGCCTACGAGCCGCCGAGCCTCGAGCAGAGGCTAGCCGCAGCCCTCGAGGCGCAGCCCCTCACCCGAAAAATCGAAACTCAAACCGCCTTTTCGTTCTGATACGCCCGGAGATTGACGCCATGCAAAAGCATTCGCCGTTGTTTTACTCGCTCACCATCGCCAACCACCGCGCGGACCTGGACCTGCTAGCCCAGCGCTTCGAGCACCGCCGGGGACTCACCCGGCTTTGGTTCCTGGCTCAGGCTTTCCGCCTTTCCTGGAAGATTGCAGCCCTTGAACAGGAGGCGCAGGCATGAGCAAGGCAAGGGAAGCCGCCGCCTTCATCCGAGAGCTGCACCAGCGCCACGCCAGGACGGCAAGGCGCCAGGGGCGGATGCTCTCCGCCTTTCGCAAGACCTACCGGGACGCCATGCCCGAGGACCCGCTAGCCAAGAGGCAAGCCATGCTCGAGGCGGTGAAGCATTGCCAGGACGCGGGGCGGGTGTGCCTGGTCGCTACCTATTCGAGGTGGGGAGAGGACGCAGTGCATAGGGTCCGAGCCGTCCCCTTCTATGGGGTATGGACCACCGCGAAGCTTTGGCTCGAGGACGGGGGGTGCTCGAGGGTCAGAGTGTCCAGACCGATTCCCGGGCAGGCAAAGCTGCGCCTTGTTTTTTCCCGCGACGACACGCCAAAAACCCCAGTCAGTGACAGGAGATTGACGCGATGAAATCTAGCCAGACGAGCTCAGATATTAAGCAGATCCTCCGGGACGGGAAGGTCTACTGGAGCCACCCTTTGGACAGCCGATTGTGGGAGGACCGCCTGGCGTGCGAAACGGACTACAGATTTTCGCTGGACTGGCAGCGCTCAGAGGATTGCTGGAGCAGCCCCACGGTTTACGACTAGCCCGGGGCTAGCCTTCCCGGATGGGCGCCAGCGATGGCGCCTTATCTCGCAGCGCTTCCATGATCGCCGCCTTTACCCTTCGAGCAACGGAGGCATCCGTGGTCACCATCTCAAACTCGAGGCGCAGTGTCCCGTCCTCTTCGTCCCTGTCTGTTTCCGTGACGTTGAAGCTAAGCATCCCATGCCTTCCTTTCGTTATCAGCGACGGAGCGGCAGAACATGACAAACTCATCAATGTGCAAGCGCCCTCGCATCATGTTGATTTTGGTGCAGACCAGCATCACGTTGTCTTTACTGTAAGGACCATCCATCGCCATCCGGTCAACCGACGCATTGAAGTAGGAGCGGGACTCGGCGCCCTGGCGGTGATGGGTCAGAGGCAAGCCGCTCAGCGCACAGATCCCGTCCTGTTCTCGCCAGAGCTCGAGGAGCTGGGACCAATCCAGGGTGCAGACAAGATTCTTTTTCTTTGCCCGGTAGCGGACAGCGGTCGCCAGGGTTTTGAGGTAGGACTCGACGCTTTCCGCGTCGCGCTTTCGATTCCGATCAGAGGCGCAGGTATAGCAGCGGGAGGTTATGACGCCGGATTCTTTCGTGAAGAACCTATCGAGCGGGAGCTCGAGGCGGCAGCCCGTGCAGACCTTTACACCTCTGCGCGTATAGTTTTCGCGCGAATCAATAGGCGACATGCGTCCCCCTCCCCGAGGGTGTGCATTAGGTCCCGGAAGGTTTCCCGGCTCGAGGTGACCATGAGCTCGACGGGGTGAAACTCCCTGCCCACGGCGATGCAGCCCTCAACATTCCGCGCCCAATTGCCAGGGTGAACCATGATCCAGGTACGCCCGGGCACATTGAGAACTTCCCAGCCCTCCTCGAAATCTCCGCCACTTGTCTTTGACACTACTGGAGATTGACGCAATGCCATTTCGTACATCCCTTCCGGAATGCAGGAAACGTGAGGGGTGTTGTCGAGCCAGGGGCGCTCGATGGTGCAGCACTGGAAAAGCACCTGGCTGCCATCGTTTGCCGGGGAAACAGAGAGCTCGCCGAGCGTAGCGTTCGGCGTGTAATAGCGGTGCAGAACCAGCTGGAGATCCATCAGGACCGCCGGTTCATGTCATTGAAGAGATCGAACAGGACCCGGATTTTTTCTTTCATGGTTTCTTGGTCGGCGTGCATCTTCGCAAGAACGATGACGACGCTGATAAACCCCGCAGCCACTGGCCAGAGGTTCAAAAGCAACTCAAGGCGGAGTGAGTCGTCCATCAAAGGATCTTGTCACCGAACCCTAAGGCGCCCAGCCCGGCTGCGATGACTACCCACCAGGCGCGCTCGATCAGACCGAGCGCGGGGGCGTGCTTACTTTGGGTTGCTTCGAGGGATCGGATCCGAGACTCGTGATCTTCGAGCCGCTCTTCCGATTGGGACTGACGGTGCCCCAGGGAGGTTTCAATTCGCGTGAGTCGCTCCATGATTTCTCGATTCGTTTCAATAAGCATCGGCAACGCAGCAGCGACATCCTTAATCTCGCTTTCTAACGTCGCCAATCGGCTAAACACCTGAATCCAAGATGAGTCCGGGGCTTGCGTCATCGGGCTCAATCCGCTCGAGAATTTGGTGCGCTAACCGTATCTGAACTCAATGAAAAAGTTGCTCTCAGATCGAATCGGTTTCACACTTACACCTGGCGGAGGAATCAGCTATGAAAATGTCAAGTCTCGAGCTTGTGACTGAGATTGCACGGCACATCCAGGCACGGCACAAAGTGTCCGAGAACCTCGCTTTGAACCTAGCCGAAGGGGCTATGGTTTATGCGGGATCGAAGGCAGCCCGGCTCGCAATGGATCGCGACGAGGGGCGGTCCCATGAGAACATTGCCTTGGACCAAGAGTGAGCTCGAAATGCTCCGAGCCCTTTGGGGCAAAGAAAATGTTGATGAAATAACGAGCCGAATCAATCACAACCACGGGCGCCGGAGAACCCGAAGAGCGGTGCAAGTGATGGCGAGTCGGCAGAAGATTACCGAGCCCCTGATCCTGGCTCCGGACGATGAAGCTTTGATCGTCGCCCTCCTCGAGGAACGCAAGGAAGCAGAGCGCATCGCCAGGATCCTGAGCGACGCGAACATTGCAGACAAGTTTGAGCTGCGCCCCTCAATGATTAAACGAATCCGGCTTTCGATGGATGACGAATGGAACTACTGAAACAGAACGACAAGTTTAAGGAGATGGTCCGGGAGAGCGGGTTTTCCCGGAAGCAGATTGCCGCAATGATGAACCTGTCCCTTGATACGGTTCACGCCTACATGGCGACGGATACTCAGAAGAAGTTTAGGGCGGTTGACCCGGGCACGGTGCGGCGCCTTCGAGAGGTTCTCCGCAAAGCCCCTGACCCGAAAGCCTATGATTCCTTTGCCAATCTCCAGGATCCGAATAGGGAGTTTCGGCGTTGCGTGCGGGCTCTGAACATGACCAATGAGCAGGTCGCCGATCTGCTAGGGGTCTCCCCTACCATGGTCAAAGAATACATGTCGCCCGTGACCAGCAAGATCTTCACCCCGGTGCGCCCGATCTTCACCCAGGCGGTGAGCTATGTCCTGTACTGGCAGCAAGAAGCCGAGGAGCGCATTAAGAAGGAGCGGGACCAGGCGATCAAACGCATTAACGATCAGCTGCTGGAAGCAGTCCGCCGAACGAAGCGGCGGCTCGAGGAAGCTAAGGCGCGGCGCACTTCAGAAAGCGCTTAGGAGCTCCGGCACGGGGCGGTAGATGCGGCGGCATCGAGCGTACACCGCGTCCCTATCGACAAAGCGACAGCGCTTCTTGGCGCCTCGGTCCCCCGGGGCAGCAAGCCATAACTCCCTGCCCGCCAGCTCAAGCAAAGCCCTGGCGTCCTCGAGGCGAAAGAACAACAGCGCCTCACCGTCCCACCATACCCATTCTCTAGCCTGGCATGCCATCAAACCTGAGGGCTTGCCGTACATCTCGAGCTCAAGCAGAAACCTCCTTGTATTCCTGGAGCGAGCGTCCATTTTTACCTCAATGGTCCAGCCAGTCTCCGGATCCAGGAGATCCCAACCCTTGCTCTTCGGCGGGGCAAGGTCCATCGCTTTGTGATGGGTCGTCCAGCGAACCACCTGAGCGCAGAGTCTTTCCCACCGTTTGCCCTCTTCAAGGTCCTTAAAGAAGGTGTTGTGGGTCACGATGGTTACCGTTTGCGCTTTTGCCACAGGTGGCGAACGATCATCTCGACGCGATTTCGCATGGCATTCCCGTCGCGATCCACGGGCACACTTTCCAACGAGATCCGGCGATCTTGCACCGTTGACTTGCCGAGAATCTCAGCTGCCATTGCGCTGGGGAAGGATGCCCAGATCAAAGCGTGGAAGGCAGGGTCGTAGTGGCGAATGAGGTACGCCTCCCGCTCCTCCTGGGTAGCCAACCTAGCTATCGCACTGGCTGCCTTGATCACATCCTGCCCGCGCTCGCATCTCCGCAACGAGCGCTTCGACTTCAGGTTCAGAACTGACGACGACGATCCAGCCGGACCAGGCTTCGTGGAATCGAACCTGCTCGGGAGTAAGGCGTCTTGCTGAAGGGGGCTTTGAGCCATCTTTAACCTCTACTAAAACGTTGACGCCGTTAATCGACGCCACCAAGTCCGGGAACCCGCCGCCCACTTGCGAGGTGACGCACACTGAACATCCCAGCCTCCGCAGCCGCTGCACTATCTGGGGCTGGTTCGCATCGATCTTCGCCGCTCGCCTCATCCCTGAGCTCCGGCTCCGAATCCATTACCCGTTTCTCCGACCAATGAACCCCGTGGTGCTCGCACCAGTGGTGAAGCATCAAGAGGGAACAGGCAGCGTGAATAACGTGGGGCAGCCCAGTCTCTTCGTCCCGCCATTCCCCTTTGCGCATGGCATTGAGGTGGCGGCGGCAGGCTGCGTAGTACCTGGGAGGTGCGTTCTCGATAGCGAGATAGTTGAAGTCGGCGTACTTCTTGGCGCCGAAGGTGAGGACCCGGGCAAGATCCTCCTCAAAACATTCGGGAATCAGGTCGTACCTGCTCTTCCCCTGGTCGTCTTTCCGCCCGCTAGTATCCAATGGGATCATAGCCATCTCCATTCAGAACCTTTTCGACAAGCTCCAGGAGCTCTTCCTCTGAGCCGTAGCGCTCCTCGAAGCGCGCCTTGTAGGGGTGGCGCGAGGTGCAGGCGGGAACATCCACCCCGCTCCGGTGATGCAGGGTGCAGAGCGGCAGCACCTTGAAGTGAGCGCCGGGCTTGGTCTTGCCATCGAGGTGATGGATCTCTGCCGGGGAGAGCTCGCCATGAAACTCTCGGCAAACGATGCAGCCGATCTCCCTCACCCTGTCCATGTGCTCCCGCTCGTCGCGGGTCGGCGTCCTGCCTTTCATGTCATGCCCCGTATGCTTTGCGCTCCAGGCGCTCTGATGCGCGATAGGTCCGCCATTGCTCGAAGGCAATCTCCACCGCCTTGGCGTGGGTCTTTAGTGCCGTGACCTCTGCCTTGGCTGCGCCTACCGCAATCCGCGCCTCGTAAACTTCCTGGTCCAGGTCTGCTTCCCTGGTCTGCGCATTGGCTGCCTTGTGCCCTGCCGCCAGCGCCTCTACCTGCTTGATCGCGATCAGCCGCTTGAGATCTGCCTCTGCCCTATGCTCCCGGGCAATCGCATCGTGGATCCTCTTGGCGACTTCCCGCAGTGCGTTAGCGAATCGCTCTTCGTTTTCCACCACTGTGTTTTTCTGCCCTCTCGAGCTCCGACATGAGCTCGTCGTTCCAGTCGGTGCCCGGCTCTACAGGGAAGCGAAGATCAACTGCCACCCCCTTCCCTGCTAGTCGGTGAGCCAGGCGGTAAGCTGCTGCATGCCCTGCAAAATTGCGGTCGTTGTCTCCGAAGATCACGATCTTTGAGACCCCCTCCGGGACCTCGAAGCCCTCGAGCAGACTGGTATTCAGGCAAGCCCAGGTCGGTACGCCGCAGAGCTGGTGAGCAGCAAGCGCTGTCTCTATCCCTTCAGCGACGCCGAGCACCCCCTCGTGCCTGGCTAACCGAACCGCCCCGCCCCGTAGGTTGGAGCCGCCCAGGATCTTCCGGACCGTAGCCACGGAAGCCTTGCCGCCGTTCTCGAGATAGGTGACATGCCATGCAAGCACTCGGTCACCCTTCACTATCGGAGCAAGCATGGCAGGGTGCTTTGAGACAACACGCCCCTCCTCTGTGTAGGGGAGCTCCGGGTGCCAGCGCAGGGTGTGAGGAGTGAACAGCCCCCGGTTGAGCAGATAGCGACTGTTCTTGTTCAAGGACTTAGCTGCCCGGGCATAGCCCCAGATCCAATGCTCCTTCTTTGGGAGCTCTGGCTCGCCGTCTGCCTTGCCAATGATCTCTTCAACCTTCTTGGCAGCGGTCGCAAAGTCCCAGCCATTGACACACATGAGCAGGTCGAACCCGTCCCGATCCCCGGTCGAGCACTTGCAGAAGAAGTTCCCGTTGCCGTCTTTGTCAGAGAGCCGATAGCAATCCTTGCCATGCCCATTGGGGCAAGCCTGGTGCTTTACGGTGTTGGTGTACTCAGGTCCGACAAGCTCGCTAATGATCAGCTTCCACTTGCCGATCGCATGATCCTTGAGCTTCACAGCTGCGCCTCCTGCCGGTACTTCTGGCTGCGCGCCCACTTGATGATCTTGTGCTTGCACCACCCGGAGACAGCCAGGGACGGAGACACGGGATCCACCCAAGTCTTGGGCGGGTAAACCCCAAAGGCTTCCTTGTATTTGTGAGCAGCCCAGCCTGGCTTGAAGCCCATCTCCACGGCGTAGCCCATCACCTGGGCATACCACTCCTCCCGGGGCAGGTACTCGTGGGGCTTCATATTTTCTTCGCGATCTCGGCGGATCTCCGCGAGCTCTGCCTCGATGGCTTCCACGCGCTTCGCCCGAACGCGGCGCAGGTTGTGACCACACTCCGGGCAGGTAGGCTGGGGGCGGATGATCGCCTTGCAGTTAGGGCAATCGAGCTCGGTCAGGCGCTCCTCAACGGACTCGGGGCAGACGCGCTCCTTCCGCTCGGCATAGGTCTCGTTGCCGTCCAGGCTCCAAGGCTGGTCGTCGTCGATGAATCCAAGGCGCCGTATTACGCCCGTGTGATCGATAAGGATTGCGTCCTCCTTGTCCTGCCAGGGACGGAGGATCCTTCCCGCAGCCTGGAGGTAGCGGGCAATCGACTTAGTTGGGCGGGCAATGATCCCGCAGCTAACGCTAGGCTCGTCCCAGCCGTAGGACAAAACATCCACGCTGCAAATCACCTGGGTCTTGCCGCTGCGCATATCTCGCAGGATCTGAGCCCGCTCTTCGTTCGGCGTCTTGCCGTCCAGGTACGCGCTCGAGATCCCCACGCTCATGAACTCCTGGTGCAGAGCCTGGGCATGCCCACGGTCAACGGCGAACACCACGGTCTTGCGATCCGGGCAGATGCGCAGCCAGTTTTCCACGACATCCCCGACAAGCTTGGGGTTGTTCATCACCGCAGCCAGATCGTTCTGCTGGTAGTCCCCGGCAAGGGTGCGCACCCCCGTCAGGTCCGCCGTGCTGGGCGCGAAGTACCGCACCGGAACTAGGTAGCCGTCGTTCATCAGATCAGCAACGCTCGGTCCCTCAACCATTGCTTGATAGATCTGCCCTAGCCCCCTGCCATCAGCTCGGGCAGGTGTCGCAGTCATGCCGACGATCCTGTCCTTCAGGTAGTTGCGCAGAATCGCTCGGGTCATTTCGCTGAAGGACGCGTGCGCCTCATCCACCACAACCAGGCTAGCCTTCGGGGCTTCCATGCCTGATTGCAGGCGGCGGAACAGGGTGGGAACGCAGGCAACGTGGACGGGCTTATCCAGGTCCATGAGCTCGCCCGCCATGAGCAGCCCATGATCAACGCCGAGCTCTTCTAGCTTTGCGCTGGTTTGGTAAACGAGCTCCCGGCGCGGCGCCAAGAACAGGCAGTTGCCGCCTTGCTTAAACTCCTTCTCGATCAGCAGGCAGCTGGTCAGAGTCTTGCCGCTTCCCGTGGGCATAACGAACAAGACCCGGGCATGGGATTGGAGCTCCCGTTCCACATCCTGAACGATGCGCTCCTGGTAAGGTCGAGGCGTTGGTCTGCTGTGATACCCGAAGATCTTGTCCATATCCCCTCTCCATTCCTAGGGCTGCCATTGGCTAGATCGCTAGATCCAGGGCGAACACGAGCTGTCCCAAGCAGGAACCTCTCGCGTTCGCCGGACTGCCACCGTCTGAGTCGCTGAGTCCTTTGGCGCCGGGGGCTCGGCTGTGGAGCCTGGTGGTCCCCCGGTTCACACTCACCTTTTGCGCGGCGTTGGCTCGTCCCCTGGTTCCGCTCTCTCCGCCGCGCCATCCGTCTTGCCTTTCGGCTACCCGCCCACGGCTTCATCGAGACCGCCCCTCTCGAGGCGGACCCTAAGAATGAAACTGATTCGATCTCATCGCAAATCTTTTCGATCAGCGTGAGCGTTCAGATTTTTGCGAAACACAATTTTAACGATCGATGCGCAATTTCAGTTGACTTACTGGTTGCGAATTGAAAGTGTTCGTTGTGGACATAGCTCATGGAACCAGCTATGAAGGGGATGCGCTCACGGCGAGCGCGTTTTGCACGACTTAGCTTTGCCCGATGAATGGATTCTGACAGGCAAATGGAGATGGAAATGAAGACGGTCAACCAAGCAGAAGCGCGTGCAGCATTTGCGAAGCGCTTTCATGAAGAACTAGACCGCGTTAGCTACCCCCGCTCCGGCAGGGGAACAATCCTGGCGAAAGATACTGGCGTCACTCACACGGCATCCAATGCGTGGCTGCGTGGCAGCATGCCCGCTATCTCGAAGCTGGTGGAAATCTGCGATCTTCTAAAACTTGATTTCACCTACCTCTGCACTGGGCGGCGGGTCGATCAAGAAAACCTCATTGACGCAGATGTTTTTTCGGAAGCTGTAGCGACGGTCAATCAGTACATAGAAGAAAAAGAAATGCTGTCCGAAGTGGGGATGCAGCGATTGGGCATTCTGTACATGAGGGCTTATCTCCAACTAATGCAAGGCTCTACGAAAGACCTGCTTTACCGAGACATTGATCTTGCCGCAGGGAGACTTGCGTGACCCGGGAGGGAGCGCGGTGTTTGCGAAGGATTTTCTTGAGCAGAACGTTGAGGCTGTTTTATTTGCTGCCGAGCACGTGCTGATCCATAAGGTTCGAGAGAGTCAGCCGAATGTTTTTTGTTTGATATGCAAAACAAACAAGAGAAAAAGTTGCTTTGAGATCGAATCGGTTTCATTATCCTCTTCAGTGATGGAGCATGGAGATGGTGATGGAACCGCAGACCCAGGCACTTGGTGTATACCAGGGCATTCACAAGGCAGCAGAGATCCTTGCAAAGAAGGGAATAGGTAAAAACCAGCGCAACCAAGCGCAGAATTTTTCCTATCGAGGTATCGATGACATCCTAAATGCCGTGTCCTCGGCGCTTGTCGAAGCACGGCTTGTCATCCTCCCTGAAATCGAAGACGCAGAAATTGTCACCCTGCAAAACGAAAAGCAGGGGCGGCAAGGGTCCTTCACGCAAATTATCTATACGGCAAAGATGGTCGGTCGCTACCGGATTGTTTCGGTAGACGATGGGTCCAGCCATTGCGTGTCGGTCCCGGCGCATAGCTTCGACATGAGCGACAAGAGCATCAACAAAGCCTTGTCCGCTGCCTATAAATATATGTGCGTTCAGGTGTTCAGCATTCCCCTCGAAGGGATGGAAGACCAGGACGCAGACCACATCGAGCCCTCCCCCCAGC